TAAAAGTAATACGGCAGTCAAATATATATTTGACTGCCGTATTACTTTTATTGGGTAACTATTCTCACAATTACAATTTTTCCACCGCTGCCTGCGCCGCGGAGAAAAACAGCTATTTTACAGGGGGTTACTCTTTTTAGGTAAATTATTCTCGTCCTAAACTTCCAATCTCATCAAAATCAATTTTTGAATAATCAGCGTTGATGAAGCCAATAAGGTGCTTGTCTCCTGAAAGCTCGACCTTGTTTCCTGTTCTGACGTATGTCATGTGGTACGTTTCAGACTTCTCTTCAAAATCGTATTCCAAAGGTTCGCTAACGTTTAACGTCCGTACTTTTGTCCGCACCTCATTGTTTTCTCCTAAGTAGATTGTATCAGCCCTGACGATGTTGTCGGCATAAAATTGGCGTAGTGTCAGGCTGTCGTCTTTAACAGTTATTTCCGTAGTATATCCATTCCCTACATCTTCCCGGTATGTTTGGTTAGGATAATGGCTTATCTTAACCTCGTATGTTGCCAACTGGTATGTTCCCTTGACGCGGTGAGCATCCTCCAGTTGGCATTTTTCGTCTGTACCAAACGAAAGAAGGTACTTTCCGCTTTGCGCGGTTATCTTGTTTATCGTGTCCGTTTCTTGCTCTGTCCGGGTTTCCGACTGCAAACGCGAAAGTATTTCTTGGGGTATCGCATATTCTTCATCTACCACTATCGACGTAGGCACATTTACATAGTCCTGTTGCCACCGTGTATTTGACAACACGCTGTCGTAAACGCTTTCATCATCACTCGAACAGGAAATGAGTGTGAGGCAAATTGTCATTGGAAAAAGAAGTTTTGTAATCCTCATATCGTATTGCATTTCATTCAACTTCAATAATACATTGTTTCCATTTGTCGAAATAGAAATTATCCTCAACTTTTGAGTATCTTCCATTTAAGGCAAATAAATATGCAATTATCAGTAGGATACAGACAATGATTAGTTTTATGGCATTATACTTATTCATTTCCTCCCCTCCATTAACACCTGTATCAGCCTTTCCTTCTCTGCTACTAAATCCTCCAAGTGCTTTATACGTTCCTGCAATAAAGCCGTTTCACCACCAGCTACGACATGGCTGTTGTTGTTCCCACTCACAGCTACAGATCCATCACCGTTTGCCGTTGCTGAATTGTTTGTTTTCAGCATATCACCTTCTCCGTTCCCAAGCAACCAATCACCTGATATACCTTCGCACTTTGAATATATCAGTTCAGCGTCAAAAGTATTACGAGCCGTCCACGTGTTAATCGTTTGAGGCTTAACACCAATAATCGCTGCAAAACGAGCTTTGTTCCCATCTGTATAATAGTTAATTATACATTCAAGCATTTCTGACTTTTCCATATTGAGTATGTTAAAATTTCAATTCGAGGATAAAATAATTCGCATTTTGCTTTGTTTATATTCGCGTATTGCTTATCTTTGCACCATAAAGTTAAACATTAAACATCAAAAACAAGAATAAAATGCCGAAAAAACAGACGTTTACAAGCGAATTAGAGCAAATGAAGGTCGGGGAAGCCAAAGAATACCCGGCAGCAAAATGCACCTCCGCACGTTCGATGGCGAGCACGTTGAGTTTCCGATTTAATCGGAAATACACTACAGAGATAGACAAGACGCGCCGCATTGTCATCGTGAAAAGAATTCAGTAACCGATTAAATCATTTCACTATGGATAAGATATTCACAATTACTCAACTGATTATCGCAGCAGTGATTTTCCTCTGCGTTATCGCCAGTGTTATATGCCACATCGTGCTGGGTCACATCACTTCTATTTTCGGCTTCATAGTAAGCTTTGTGTTTATTGCACTGTCATGGGTGCTGATCCGCATCTCATACAAGGAACTGCGCGAAAACCGATAAAGCCATGCTAACCCTCGATTTCTCCGACAAGTCAGTCTCCTACGCAACCTTTGTCCGCGACGTGGCTTCCGAGGTTGTTCGCCAGCTCAAAGAGCAACGCGACGAACCTGAAATGATTAGCCAAAACAAGGCCTACACCATGTTCGGAAGAGGAAACGTAGACCGTTGGCGCCGGCAAGGAAAGGTACATCCCTGCAAACGTCCGGGAAAGATAGAATACTTTGTCGCCGAATTGAGGAAAGCACAGCAAAGACAACAAGATTATTTCGATTTATAACCCTATAAATAACAAGATTATGAATAATCAAGAAACCTTAAACCAAGCGCACATCATCGCGTCGCTCAAAGCTACTGATGTAGTACGCAACGAATACGTGCGCCAGCAGTTCATCAACGTCTACAATGCCATTTGGAAAGAGGGCGGCGAGGGCGCGTATGAGCGCGAAGCAATGTATTTCAACAATCAGCTACGTGACAAAGACAACTTGCGGAAATGCACGGGAATGTCTGTGTTCCTTGCATTTATCGACCTTGCCGTCCGTGGTCTTTCTCTTGAACCGGGCGCCCAGGCATTGTGCTACCTCCTGCCGCGCAACTACAAGATTTCTACGCCACAGGGCGACCGTTGGGAGGCACGTTGCAATCTTACCATATCAGGATATGGCGAACTGGTGCTGCGTGCCAAGGCCGGACAAATCCAATATGCCGACAACCCTGTAATCGTCTATGAGGGCGACGACTTTTCTTTTGGCGAGAAAGACGGACGTAAGTATGTCAACTATTGCTGCCGCATACCTCGCACTTCAAACCACATCATCGCTTGCTTCTTGAAGATTACCCGTTGCGACGGCACGGTAGACTATTCCGTAATGACGGAAAGCGACTGGAAACGCCTTGAAGTCTATTCTGCCAAGAACAATGCCTATTACGATGCAAATACCCGCCAACGTGTGGAGCGTGCCAACGACCTCTACAACGTTAATGGGCAGATTGACCCCGGTTTCCTTGCTGCTAAGTGCATCAAGCACGCATTCAAGACTTACCCGAAGATAGCCATCGGCAAGGGCACACAGCTTGAAAGCGATGTTGTAGAGCAGCCGGAGCAGGACTTTGACCCATACGGAGGCATGGCCGACGGCTCGGACAATGAACCGCAACAGCAGAATGAGCCGCAGACCTTTGCCCCTGCGCAAGATATGTCAGCAGGTGTTACGGTTGACCCCTCGGCCGGAGGCAACAACGATGATGTGTTCTAACCATTAACCATGCCACCTAAAAGATGTACGGATTGCAAGGACAGCTTCAACGGCATTAACGGGCTGTTCTGCGAAAGACTTCACAGATATATCCACCATGCGGACACCGTACAATGTGAGCCGCAACAACAATTACCCGATATGAACAACAACGAATTATCAATCATCCGGCCTGAAAACATGAAAGAAATCGTGATGGCCGCTCCCGGTTCTTATGAAGTCAACCGCAAGTCGCGCGACAACTGCGTCAGCTTCGGACAAAATATACTCACTGCCATTCAGCAGCAAGGCATGAATGACGACCTCGACAAACAGGCTGCGGTATTCATCGAAAAGGCACGCCGCACAGTCAAGGTGATGAATGAGCGTCGCTCTCCTGTAACTAAACTGTTCGACCAAGTGCGCACGGCATTCACCACCATTGAGAATGAAATCGACCCCTCTAAGTCCGGCACCATTGGCTACCAGCTTCAGCAGCTACGCAACCAATACGCCGCAAAGAAGCGTGCAGAGGAGGAACAACGCCGCCGCGAAGCGTTGGCACGCCAACAGGCGGAAGAAACCGCACGCAAGTTCCGCATGGACGTGGAGGACGACTTCAAGCAGCAGTTCCAGCAGCTTGTGAACGCTTCCCTGAACAAAATCTCCGAACTGGACAACAATCTGACGCTGGACAACTACGACGGAACACTATCCACGCTGAAAGCCATGAAAGAAAATGTCGGCAAAGGCATTCCCTCTACATGGATGGAAAAGCTGCACACCACGCTGCGCATCCCGATGGGTGTCAAGGCTGCCGAAGTGGAAAAAGAAATAAAGGAAAAGCTCGCAAAGCAGTTCAACGACCAGTATATCGCCGAGGTGGGCGACACCCTCGAATACACCCTCGACCGTCTCCCCTCGAAACTGGCTAATCTTGAACGCATCGCCAAAGCCAATGCCGAGGAAGCAGCACGCATCAAGGCTGAAATGGAAGCACGTCAAAAGGCGGAAGCCGAGCGCATCGAGAAAGAACGTGCAGCACGTGAGGCAGAGGCTAAGGCGAAAGCTGAAATGGACAAGCAGACTGCCGAAATGACTTCTTTGTTCAACCAACAGGCAACTGTATCAGATTACCAGCCTAAGACAAAAGTCACCAAGAAAATACAGCTTCTTAACCCCGAGGGCATTATGCCTATCATATCGCTATGGTGGAGCAAGGAGGGATGCACGCTTTCTGTTGAGGAGCTGGCCAAGACATTCAAGAAGCAAATCACGTTCTGTGAGAAACTCGCCAACAAAGACGGCGTGTTTGTCAATGACGAGAGCGTGGAATATGTCGATGAAGTAAAAGCGAAGTAATACTATGAACCATAACCCAGATGAATACTATAACCGTACAGAGGTCTCCAACTCCGACCTCACAGCCCTGCGTGACATCATCCACCCACGGCCGCAGTTCGGCGACCGTGAGGCGGCATTCCGCTTCGGCACGCTGGTGGATGCAATCATCACAGAACCGGCGCGTGTCGATTACTATCGCCTCACGGTTGATGATGTGCAATACACCGACGACGAGTTTCATCACGCCAAAGAGATGCAACACTCTCTCCGCATGGAGGCTCGGCGCGACCCGTTCCTTGCAAAGGTTCTCGAACTGGCCGACACGCAACGCTTCATGGTGAACCGTAATCAGGAGTTCACCTATTGCGACTGGCCGTTCCACCTCGACACACGCTGCAAGTGGGACTGGTACCTGTCTGCATTCGGTTTTGGCGGTGACTTGAAAACCACTTTTGCCAGCTCTCAAAAAGAGTTCGACGAGGCGGTTGACTTCTTCGACTGGGACCGCAGCCGTTCGTGGTACATGGACATCGCACACTCTGACAGAGATTTCATTTATGCTATCAGTAAGAAGAATTGCAAGGTCTTTAAGAAGTTCATCACTCGTGGCGATGAGGTTTACACCCGTGGCCGGGAGAAGTACGAGGAGCTTGCCTTTCAATGGTGGCTCTTAACCCCTCAAACTGCATGAAGCTATGGACATCTATTGCCGCGTAACTCCGTATGGTCTTGTGCCGCTCTACGACAGCGACCACGATTTGAAACAGCGTTTGCGTGTCGGCTCTACTGTGCGTTGCCGCATCAGCCAGCCCCGCAATTACGAATTTCACAAGAAGTTTTTTGCGCTTGTCCGGCTGACCTACGACAACCTTCCGCTTCCGCTTGTCGAGCGGTGGAACGTACGGAGCGTTGACGACATGCTGCGCCGTTTCAAACGCGACCTCGGCTATTTCACAGCTACAGTCAACGACCGTGGTGAACGTGAGATTGAGTACAAGAGCATATCGTTCGCGGCAATGGATGAAGAAGAGTTTGAGCGGTTCTATACCGACTGCGTGAACCTCGTGCTTGACAAGTATATTCCCGGAATTGACCGTGACGACCTGATAACTGAAGTTGAACATTTCAAATAGTTAAGATTATGCTTAGAAATCCAAGAATAGGTCAGTGCTATTACGCGCCGCGTGGACGTGGCTTCCGCATCTACCGTTACGATAGCGTTACCGCCACAACGTCCACTGCGTCGCCAGTACCTGACGAACCGATATACTTCGACCGCGAGGAAGCTCGCAAACGTGTTTACCAATTAAACGGATGGAACTTTAACAAGAGGAAAAACAACAATGAACAACCTGCAAACTCATCTGCGCGTTAAGCCTTATCCCTACCAGCAGGACGGCATAGTCTACGGACTGACACATAAGCGGCTGATTATAGGGGATGAGCCGGGCTTGGGCAAAACATTGCAAAGCATTGGCATTGTGGATACTGCCGGAGCATACCCCTGTCTCGTTATCTGTCCGTCGTCGTTGAAGATTAACTGGCAGCGTGAGTTCGAGAAGTTCACCGACAAGTCTGCACTTGTTCTTGACAACTCCGTGCGCACTACATGGCCTTACCTACTCAAAATGGGTATGCACCATGTTGCCATTGTGAACTACGAAAGTCTGCGCAAGTATTTCGTGTGGGATATAAAAGGCGGTAAGTCGTTCCGCCTGAAAGATGTGGTGTTCTGTCCGCAAATCAAGATGTTCAAGTCTATCATCATAGACGAGAGCCACCGTGTAAAAGACCCGTCAGCCCAACAGACAATCTTCACAAAAGGGTTGTCAGTCGGCAAAGAATGGATTATTCTCTTGTCAGGCACGCCGGTTGTCAACCGTCCTGAAGATTTGGTTTCGCAACTCTCCATCATGGGCCGCTTGCAGGACTTCGGCGGAGCTACACAGTTCAAGGCCGACTACTGCACCGACCCGAAAGACAAAGACGCCGAACCGACTGTGCCTCTCTCGGTGTTGAGCCAAAAACTCTACGACACCTGCATGATACGCCGTGAAAAGGCAAAGGTATTGCCACAGCTTCCTGACAAGACGCGCGTCGACCTTTACGTTGACATCTCTAACGGTGCCGAGTATGACCTCGCCGCAGCCGACCTTGCCGCCTATTTGGAGCAATACACCGAGTGTACCGACTACGAGATACGCCGCAAGATGCGCATGGAAGCTCTTGTTCGCTTCATGATGCTGCGCCAGCTCGCCACGCTGGGAAAGCTGGCACAGGCCATAGACTTTATACGCACATTCCTTGACAGCGGCAAAAAGCTGATTGTGTTCTGTTCGCTCCATGAAGTTGTCGATGCGTTGGTTAAGGCATTCCCCGGAGCGGTAACGGTTACAGGTCGCGATAGCGCGGTCAGCAAACAGGCGGCGGTGGACAGCTTTCAGAACAACCCTGATACGCGGCTCATCGTCTGCTCAATCAAGGCGGCTGGTGTCGGGCTAACGCTTACAGCCTCATCAAATGTGGCTTTCGTTGAACTCGCTTGGACGTATGCCGACTGTTGTCAGTGTGAAGACCGTGCCCACCGCATCGGACAGAAAGACAACGTGACCTGTTACTACCTGCTTGGACGTGGTACAATCGACCATACGATTTATTCACTCATACAAACGAAAAAGTCAATCGCTGCCGAAATCATGAACTCGGACGACGAGATACCGACTGACGAGATGTATTTCGACCAGCTCGTGGCTTCTTTCCTTAATCAGGCTGAACATGGAAATATGCAAGACGGACGTGAAAAAGATAGTGGCGTATCTTGACGACGCAGCCAAGCTCTACGATACCCAGCGCGGCCAGCGTTATGTCTGCCGGGCATGGGTAATAAGAAGATTGATTGAAAAGTTAAACCGTAAACTCAAAAAAGATGAAGAAAATGACCAAACAACAACTCATTGAGCAAATCTCGGAGCGTACAGGATTGCGTCGCTCCGAAGCAAAGAAAGCGGTTGAGGGAGCTATGCAAGTCATATCGCAGGCTCTTGCTTCCGGTGAGAATGTTTACCTCCGTGGCTTCGGCACATTTGCTGTCCGCAATGTTGGCGAAAGAAAGGCGCGCATCGTGGCCACTGGTGCTGAGTGCGTCGTTCCGGCTCACCGCACGGTGAAATTCAAAGTGAGTGAAGAACTTAAAAACGCATTGAACAAATGAAAAAGTACATCGGAACAAAAGAAATTCAGGCCGAACCCATGACAATGGGCGAAGCCTACCGTCGGGGATTGCTTCATGCCGGACGAATTCCCAACGAAAGTGAGAAGTCAAAAGCCGGTTATTACGTCAAGTACGAAAACGGTTACGAAAGCTGGTCGCCGGCTGACGTGTTCGAGAAAGCCTACCGCGTGGCAGACACTTTCCTTGACCGTCTGCGCATTGAGCGTGACGACCTTTCCCTTCGATACAACAAGGCACAGGATTTCTATTATTCGCCCAAGTTTAAGGAACTGCTTTGGCCGGAGGAACAACAGGCTTTTGAAACGCAGCTCGACCTGATGCGCAAATACCTTGCTGTCCTTGATGCGAGAATACAATATGCCGAAAACAAACCTAAAACTTGCAATGCATGAAACTCTTTGAATGTGGCATCCGCTACGAGAAAACAATGGAAAACGGGATGCAGAAGAAAGTGACGGAGCTGTATATCGTAGATGCACTCTCGTTTACCGAGGCCGAAAGCCGTATCATCGGAGAAATGTCCTGCTTCATCAGCGGCGAGTTCGATGTGGTGTCCGAGAAGATAACAAACTATTCTGAACTTATCAGCACCGACAGTGCGGAGGCCGACAAGTGGTATAAGGTCAAGATTAACCTTATCACGCTCGATGAGAAAACAATGTCCGAGAAAAAACAGCCTCTTTACCTGCTTGTTCAGGCTCACGACATAGACGATGCACGCAGCCGCCTTAACGAACACATGAAAGGCACTATGGCCGATTGGGTTTGCGAGGCCGTTCAGGAAACCAAAATCATGGATGTGTTCCTGTATACACCTGACGCTCCTCACAAGAAGGCACAGACTTACGAAGATAAGGCTGTTCAGGAAGCAGCCGATGCCGTCGCAAGTTCTCCAAGCTGCCAGCGTGCCGCCAAACGTTTCATCGACAGCATTCCCGACGGACAGAAGGTTACCATCAGTGCCACCGGCTGCAAAGACGTGGTGATAGACAAGACGCACGATCATGAGAAAGTCCAAGATGACGCTTGATGAAATGCTTGCAAAGGCCAACGCCAAAACACCGCGAAAAGCACCCTCAGACGAGGAACACAGGTTACAAGAGGTCTGTGTGAGGTGGTTCAACCTCAAATATCCTCATCTTCGGGGGCGGCTTTTCGCTGTGCCGAACGGCGGACGGCGCGACGCTGTAACAGGTGCGAAGCTCAAGGCCGAGGGCGTGGTGGCCGGGGTGTCCGACCTTATCCTGCTCAAAAGTACGCATCGGTTTGGTGCGTTGCTTATCGAGATGAAAACGCCCAAAGGTAGGCAAAGCGAACATCAGCGTTGGTGGCAGTCGGTTATCTGCGATAAAGATGAATACAAATATGTAGTTTGCCGCTCCCTCGACGATTTCATTCGGGAGGTGCGCTGCTACCTAAATGACAGTAAATGAATATGGCACGTACCGCAAAGCAAGGTTTGGGATATTTCCCTTTCGACATCGACTTTTTTCAGGACTTGCGCATTAGGAAACTAATCAAGTATCAAGGTGGCAAGGCCATTACCGTATATGCTCTCCTGCTATGTCTTATCTACAAGGATGGGTACTACATCAGGTGGGACGAAGAGCTGCCCTTCATAATCTCGGAACAGACCGGGTATGATGAGGCGTATATACGCGAGGTCATCCAGTGCTGCCTGAACATCGGGTTGTTTGCTAAGGAACTGTACAAGGCCGAAGGTGTGTTGACATCGAAAGGAATACAGGTGAGGTATATGAATATCAACCGTCTTTGCAAGCGCGTGGCAACCGTTACGGTCTATAATCTTATCACGGATGACACCGGCACCGATAAACTGTCAACAGGAACCTCACGGAAAGGAACGGCGAAAAAGCGCACAGCCGCCAAAAAGCCGAAAGAACCTCCGTTACCTCCTTATCAGCCTTATACGCTCACGCTTGACGAGGAAATCGAAGCATTGAAGAATGAAACGGCTTGGCTCGACCAGCTTCAGGTGCTTCACCACATGGATGTGGAGGAACTTTGCAAAAGACTTGACGAGTTCAGGTTGCATTGCGCTTCTGATGGGAAAGAAAGGCACGAAAGCCTTTCCGATGCAAAACAACATTTCAACAACTGGCTGCGCATAGTGGCCGGTAAAAAACAGAATGAAGATGTTACAATTCGGACAGAAAGAAATAAACGCAGAGGAAATCTTCTCCGCGCTGATGAAGAGAAAACGTATGGTGGAACGTTTTAGGTTTCCATACACACCACGGCAGATGTACGACCTCCTGCTGGCTGCTTGCCGGGCGGAAGTGGCTTTGCGCCACCGTGAGTTTGTAGCCTCCGACAGCTACCTGCGCCACATTGCCGATGTCGCGCGGTGGCTCACGGGTACGGACACCACCTTTGGATTGTTCCTCTGTGGCAACCGTGGTAACGGCAAGACCACGCTCGTAAAGGCTATGAAGTCGCTCTACAACTTGCTGCATTCCGATGAGGGATACACCTCACAGAACGACCGTTGGCCGCTTTTTGGTTTTGAGATTATTACAGCCAAGGAGCTGGTGTTGCTGGCCAAGGCGTACAACAACCGCACACGTGACAATATGGCCGACGTAGGCCGTTACAAGCGGCTGCGCGATGTGGAGGTGCTGTGCATAGACGACCTCGGCACCGAGCCGCGCGAAAGCCTCAATTATGGCGATTACGTCAATGCCGCAATGGATATGATTTCCTACCGCTACGAGGAACAGTTCTGCACAATGGCCACAAGCAACCTTGCCGCCGACGAGATACGGGAGTATTATGACGAGCGTTTTGCCGACCGTTTCCGCGAAATGATGCAAATAGTGGACTTCGGCAATGAACCCTCTTTTAGAACCGTTAAAGCCTGATTGAGTTATGAATGTAGCCTTGCTTGCCGTCGATAGCGATTACCCTAACCTCGCACTGATGAAGCTCTCCGCCTACCACAAGGCGCAGGGCGACACTGTGGACTGGTACAATCCTTTCGACAGTTACGACCGCCTCTACATGGCAAAGGTCTTTTCCTTTACTCCCGACTACGCCTATTGCATTACCAACGTTGGCGAAGTGGTCCGTGGCGGTACCGGCTACGACATTCATTCTGTTTTACCTGATGAAATCGACAGCATGCAACCTGATTATTCGTTATACCCTACCATCGACATTAAGACATCCTACGGTTTTCTCACACGTGGCTGTCCTAATCATTGCAAGTGGTGTATCGTGCCAAATAAGGAAGGCAGCATACATCCATACATGGACATTAACGAGGTAACACAGCATGGATGCCGGCCTAACGTCGTACTAATGGATAACAATATCCTTGCCAGCGACTATGGTGTCAGCCAAATTGAGAAGATTGTCGCCCTGAAATATCGGATAGACTTCAATCAGGGACTTGATGCAAGGCTGGTAACACCTGAACTGGCTCGTCTGCTTGCTGGTGTACGTTGGATTAAACGCATCCGTTTTGGGTGCGATACTCTGGGGCAAGTTGCAGACTGCGAGTGTGCGATTGAGCAGATACGTTCTGCCGGTTACAATGGTGAGTTCTTTCTGTATTGCATCATTATGGATTTCGAGGAAAGTTACAGACGCATCAGCCATTGGAGAAACGAGAAGAAGATTGTTCCGTTCGCACAACCTTACCGTGATTTGAACGATCCGAAACAAAAAATACCACAATGGCAAAAAGATATGGCACACTGGGCAAACCGCCGCGAAATCTATGCGAAATGTGATTTTAAGGACTTTGAACCTCGTAAAGGTTTCTTTTGCCGGGAATACTTTAACTGATAAAATGAACAATATTATGGAAAGAGAATACGAAAGCGTAAAAGTAAAACTGAAAAAGTTGTTGGCTCTTGCTGAACGTGGTGTTCAAGGTGAAGCTGAGAATGCCCGGCGATTGCTTGAAAAGCTCTGCAAAGAATATGGGATTTCCATCGAGGAACTATTGGATGAGAACAAAAAGGAATGGCACATCTTTGATGTAGGCAAAGACAAAACATATAAAGACCTTTTCGCCCAATGCTATTTTTCGATAGTGGACGAAATTTCAATGTCTTATAAATCGGTATCTCGAAGTAAAATTGCCATAGAATTGACAGCGATGCAATATGCGGAGCTTGTAAACCTATATGAATGGCATAAAGCAAATTTCATAAAGGATTTGGAAGATTTGAAAGAGAACATCTTGCTCGCTTATTGCCGAAAACAGAGCCTATACAGCAAAAAAGAAAGCGATGACAACAAGAGCAGCGAACTAAGCCCGGAAGATATAGAACGGCTTTGGAAGATAATGCGTCTGCAAGAGAACCTGAACGACAACCAATATCATAAACTCTTGGAACAAGGAGGCACACAATGAAAAAAGAACTGATTGAAAATGCTGCTAATAGTTATGCAGGAATAGCAAGACCGTCATTCGTAAATGGAGAGTTCGACCGTAACGCAATAGCCGATGCTTTTGAGTATGGCGCACAGTGGCTCATTAACAATGCGTGGCGTGAAACTTCACTTCATGGTGAAGAATTGAAAAGAAATGTCCACGTAATTGCAAGGATTAAAAGAGGTTTCTGCATAGGTAGATTTGATGTTGTCGGTTATTTCCATGAATATATTGGATTTATAACGCAGTCAGGCATTGAATTTCCACTTTCAGATATTTTGGAATACGCTTATCTCGATGATATAACCCCGAAAAGAAAAGGAGGCGCACAATGATGTACTTATTGGCATTAGCTATTGCCGTGGATATTGCCTGCATTTTCATTGTGGCTGGTGGTAACAGATTTGATGACTATAACGATGAGGAATAACTATGGACCACCACGCATTTTATAATCTTGTTGTCGCATTACGCGACAAGCAGAAAGAGTATTTCCGTACACGCACACAATCAGCCCTACGCGAAAGCAAGGCTCTTGAAAAGCGTGTTGACGATGAAATTAAGCGAGTAGAAGATATTTTGAAAGCAAGAAACGAACCCAAACTATTTTGATTATGGAAGAACAAAATAACAAACCGCTCTCTTTCGACGAGTTCCGCCAGCAAGTCTGTGCGCTGGCAGACCGTTTTATCAGGGATAATAACATATACCGCATGGAGGTGGATTTCGTTGTTGGTAAAACAATCATCGTTTCAACCGGCAAGAAAGACCTCACTGAATGTACACATTTCAAATGCACACTCGAATGAAAACTCCCAAACAAATCACCGAATGGCTAAAAGGACAAAAGCTGTATGATAAGTTTGTGGCCAACTACAACCGTGGCGTGCAGCACAAAATGTCCGTGAGTGTTTACCTGAAAAGGACTTCGCCGGCCAACTTGTTTACTTGTGCGTTCGTGTGGCATGACACAAAGGAAGGAAATAGATACTGGTTTAACATCAACAACAATTTCTTAAAATGGCTCAACAATGAAAATATACATTAGCCTCCCAATCACCGGCCACGACATTGAAGAAGTCGAGGCAAGTTGCATCTTCGCCTCCGGCGTTATCCAAAAGTTAGGGCACACGCCTGTTTCTCCGCTCGACGTGTCGCCCGACCCTGACGCAACATACGCCGAACACATGGGCAACGACATAGAAGCCTTGCTTTGTTGTGATGCGGTCTTGTTTCTTGACGGTTGGCGCACATCAAAAGGTTGCCGTCTTGAAAACGCCGCTGCCGAGATTTACGACAAAGAGATATTCTACTCGCTTGACCGCATTCCCAACATCGGCATATGTCCGCCTCCCCATTGCCCTTACCACGTCAAGGACTTCAAGGAGTGCAAAGATATGTCTAAAACATTGCTCCCTGACGGGAATATTCAAGTAAATTGTATTTGCTACTATTTCGTAAGGAATACCATTATCGAATTTGAAAACTTACATTGATATGATACCACCACTCAATATAGACACGCTCCGCGAACAGGCGTTTCGCGACAGCGTGTCGAAAAGCACGCAAATGATGATGGAGCGGCTCACCCTTAACGAACAGATGCGTGTTTCGTTCGTGCCGCTCATCATCACGCAGCTTGCATGGCATTTTGCTGACAAGGCTATGGATTGCGGCGCACGCGATAAAGTGAGCCTCCTCAAAAAACTTAGCCGCTCTCTCAAACAGGTGCATCAGGACTATAAGGACGAACTTCGTCGCGAACTTGACTACAAGCATTATTCCAACATCATAAGTCAGACGGATATGTGTATCAGCGAGCTGCACAAAGACTTACTAATCCTATACTTCTCCGTCAACGGCGAGTTCAAACGTGCTGTTCCTGATTATCCTTACGATGAGATGCGTTGCTATGCTATCATGTCCGTGCTGTTCGTCGACCTACTGCAAGCGCACAATAAGGAAATGGACAGTCTGTTAGCCCTGAAATTGCGGCAAGCTGACCTTGCTCCAAGCATTCTTCCTCCGTTGACGCAAAAATTAAAGTCCTACATGGAAGCGTTTGCCGGAGTGGATGGTAAATTCAATTTCGACGCACCGAACGTGCGCAATGCGGTTAAGGTCATCAAAATAAAAATTGGCGCAATAGAATTTTCTATATTCTGATTATAAACTCTAAAAATAATAACTATGCAAACAACAGTATTAAAGGAAATCATCGCCTTTCTCTTCGGACGGAAGTATTACGCCAACATCGTAGGTACGAAAGGCACGGACAAAATGGAGATTTGTTCATACATTTTCTCCACGAAAGAAGAAGCCGACGAACATCGGGACATATTGATGACAACAATGTCGTTCCGATACATTGAAACAATTTCTTTCCGTTCACGGAAAGATTACTCGCGATGTGGGTTAAAACATAAACCGTCAGTTATGGCATAAACGGCTATTTTCGCGTATGATATTTACAAAACTCATAAACAAATGGCGTTCGCTTCGCTACTACGTAATAGCCGACCCGTCCGACAACTCCGTAACGCTTTCAAGGCATTTGTTCTACCACATGAAGAAATGCGCCGAAAGCAGCGGAGTGGACGGTGCATCGGTGTTCGTGTTCCGAATACCGCAGGGCGGCACGTTTGGTTTCATGCTAAGTCCTGAAATCAGCGAGCCTACCCAGCTTTGCCAAATTCAGTACAACGGCAAGTACCGCTGCATCGGATTTGAAACGCTGTGTCCCTCAGTCGGGCGCATCTTTTTTGAATATGGCTTGCCTGCGCTCCGTCCTGTTAAACTGTCCGTTTCTGTTCGGCAGACACCGCAGGGCAAGACCTACTACCAGTTTGATTTACCGACACGTAAAACCATTCGCCTATGCAGAGCATACTCGGAAACACGCGCAAAACGGACATAACCTTTCGCTCTGACGGACGCATTGACATTTCGGCGCACGTGTCTAAGGTGCTTGCCCTGCAACGTGGGGATGTGATAGACTTGCTGGATGGCGACGGTGAACTTTACATGTATGTCAAGTTCCATGCACCTACAGTCGGGCGGCATGAGGCAACTTGTTTTCCAACGCATCACAACAGTCGCCACTTCAGGGCATGGTCTCAAAAGCTGTGCCGGTATGTCATCAGGGCAAGCGGCTCTCGTCTTGGCAAGGTGGAACTTGGCGTAGGCTCGCCCACATCACTGCCTGCCATTGGCATGGTATTACCGATAATTTACAGACATATACTGAACGATGATACAAGAGATAAAATATAACGGATTTACCGCCAATCCGTCTGACTATGAGTCTGCGGACGGCGAACTTGCAACGGCTATCGGGCTGGTGCCGGAGGACGGGGCGTTGAAGCCTGTGCTTCCGCCTAAAGAGTTGTTCTCTCTTGGCGACAACCGAAAGGTGGTGTTCATACATCAGACTTCTACCTTCATGTATTATATCGTACTTGACACGTCAAATAACCAGACGTTCTTCACCGATGGAAATACGGAAAGCTCGCAGTTTCTCCAACACCTTTATGCGTTTCCCTCGTCAACGGTCATATATGGTTTCAATTCGGTGGGCAATACACTCATGGTGCTTACCGATGGGGGCATACATTATATGCTTTGGAAAGGATTTTCAGAGGGTTATCTGTATCTCGGAACGCACATGCCTGAATGTCCTATTTCTTTTGGATTGCAGGGCGAGATGATACGCGATGACGAGTTTACTATCTATTTCGACAACATCGACTTCTTCGATGGCGATGTGTGGAAAGACTTTACGGACAACAACAAGACGCGCATCACGGATCAGGTATTGGCCAAAGTGAACAAGTTTATCGCCGACAACTCCACGAATGTGGGCAAGTTCATGTATCCGTTTTTTGTCCGCTATGCCTATCGGCTGTATGACGGAACGCTGACTATGCATTCCGCACCGGTGCTGATGGTCTGTTCGTCAGACCTCGCTCCACAGTGCTTTGTTACGCGCATGCATGGCGAGGATACTTCTACGCAGGTCAATGAAGCTACCCTGCGGCTGTGCGGAATGTTTCATCAGCTTGACTATGCAGTGTCCAATGCTTCGGTAATTGCCGAATTGGAGAATTGGAATGACATAATCAAGTCGGTTGACATATTTGTTTCTGCACCAATCTATACATACAACCAAAACGGACAATGCACACGCTTCCTTGCTACCAGCTATTCGGATTGTTATGCTATCTGTAAGCATACCAATCAGGCTGCGGATACAACGACTTATCCTTTGCGCTATCAGAAATCCAAGTTTGGGGAACTTTATGCGATGACTTTCGACCCTACAAATTTCACTTCTCCGGCATGGCGTTTGATGTTGCCTCAACGCGATGGCGATGCAATCAAGGGAGATATAACCGATAATCACCTGTTCTATTTTTTGAAATCAATAAATGTCGCGGACCTGCAAACTACGCGCACCATCATTCCGGTCAACAAGGAATACTTGCAGTCGTTGGTTACGCGAGAAGTGATGACGGATGATTACGATAGCCACGACACGCTTATTCCCAAGTATTCTTACAATTACAATTCTCGCTTCAATATAGCCAATTTGAAGAAGCTGTTGTTCAATGGCTTTGCTTCTCCTTGCCTTTTCCAGTTTACCGATGGCAATGTGCATAAATACTCCGACACGGATAATCCTACTATTTTGGATTATAAGGTAAGTGTGATTGTTTCCTATTTCATTAAGCAGGACGGAAGGGACATTGTTGTTCGGGCTAATCCGGGTCAGTTCGGTATAGACACACCTCTCTTATGGCTGTTTTATCCGAATGTCAATGCGTATAAGGCCGTGGTTGAGATAAATAATTACCTCTCGACTTATTACGAGGTATTGCTTGAGCCTCATCCTACGCTCAATGGTGCATACTATTTTGGCGGTTGGGAGGGATTGAATGTCAGCGAGAACGAAAAGTATTCTTCGTTCAATGTGTCTACGCTGGATGAACGGACGATTGATGTGCCCAACAAAATCTATACTTCCGAGGTCAACAATCCGTTCTACTTTCCCGTGTTGGGTATCAATACCATTGGCACCGGCACCATTCTTGGCATTTGCTCGGCTGCAAAGGCTCTCTCGCAGGGACAGTTCGGCCAGTTCCCTCTGTATGCTTTCTCCACCGATGGCGTTTGGGCGTTGGAGGTGTCCGACACCGGCACATATTCCGCCAAGCAGCCTATCACGCGCGATGTATGCATCAACCCCGACAGCATAACGCAGATTGACAGTGCAGTGCTTTTCGCTACCGACCGGGGCATAATGCTCATCAGTGGCTCGGAAGCGGTCTGTCTGTCCGACAGCATCAACAGCCGCGATTTGTTTGCCATATCCGATTTGCCGAAAGCAGACAAACTCGTCAGCCTGTTCAACGAGCGTGCCGGTGAGGACGAGCAAATCACGCTCGAAAATTCATCGCTTCTGCCGTTCCGCGACTTCCTCACGGATTGCAAGATGATATACGACTATACCAACCAGCGTATCATCGTCTACAATCCGTCTGTTAGTTATGCCTATGTCTATTCTCTAAAATCAAAGTTGTGGGGCATGATACATAGCAACATTGCCGATAACGTCAATTCATACCCTGACGCATTGGCAATGCTGAATGATAATGCGTTGGCAAATTTCTCACTCTCCGAAGCGTCAGGCATAACGGCTCTTGTCGTTACACGGCCTTTCAAGCTCGGCTATCCCGATGTGTTGAAAACAATAGATACCGTCATCCAGCGCGGATATTTTCAGGCCGGGCACGTGGCGCAAATCCTCTACGGCTCGCGCGACCTGTTCAACTGGCACATCGTTTGGAGCAGCACGGACAAGTATCTGCGTGGCTTCCGTGGCTCGCCGTACAAATACTTCCGCCTTGCGCTCATCTGCCAGCTTGACAAGGCGGAGTGCATCGACGGCTGCACGGTTCAGTTCACGCCGCGCCTTACCAATAAGCCAAGATAAGATATTGGTTGTTAGTTAGTTTTAAGGTTTAAGATTGTATGATGGAAAAGAGCCGGGATGCGTGATGCACCTCGGCTCTTGCTTTCAAAACGGTTTCAGTTTCCGCCTTACCTTGCCTGTCCTCGAAACCAGCGATGACTTTATCTTGTTACGCAAGGTGGTAAACTTCTTTTCCCAGTTCGCCTCGCCCTCCGGGTTGGTGATGCTCATCCAGTCGGCCAGCACCCTGCACACAAGGTATTCGTGTATCAGGTGCTCCAGCATACGAAGCGTCGTCAGGGAAAATCCTTCAGGCAGCGTCAGCTTGATTTCGTACACCTCCGGCTCTGTCAGCACATCGTCCAGCGCTTCCTGTTCGTCGGGTATTTCTTCTTTAGTGTAGGGATAGAGCATTTCCACGCATTCGGCGTGTGCCATGTTCAGCACCCTTGTTACTCGGTCCACATTGCCGTCTTGCCCGATGTCGAACACTTGGTGCCGTCGGCACTCGTCACCTTCGGGCAGGATGTCGGCCTCCACGAATGAGTAGTTACTCGCGTCGTAGATAAGCTCGGCTCGCTTGAAGGTCAAGGTCGCGTCCTTATGTTTTGGCTCTTTTCCACAGCAGTAAAGCATAATTCTTCACTCTTAATTCTTCACTTAGTTGTATGTGGGTCTTGTCGGGCGGCTTCTCTTGTACAAAGCGCGTTTCACCGTTTCAAGGCTTGCCGTGGAGTGGCTCAGGTAGTCTTGTGCGTCTGCTTTGTTGGTGATGGTGAACCACTCATACAACGCCATGTCTACCAAGTAGGCGTGTATGCCGTTGCCCAAGCTGTCCGCCGAGGCGTTGTTGTAGTTCGAGGGCAGCTTGAATGCCAGCACCAGCTGGCCGTCATCGTCAATCTCTTTAGGGATGATGTTGTCCGATGTGCTTTTATTCTCGTCCAAGTATTCCCCAAGCAGGCTTTTCAGGCTTGAAAAGGCGTTGGCAAGGCTGCGGCGCAACTGGTAGCTGCTCTCCAAGTCTTCCGAGGCTTGCATATTCGAGCTGGCCTCGTAGTTCTTTGTACCCTCAAATTCTCGTGCCTGTCCGGTCAGGTAGGCTTTGTTCATGATGTCAAACATCAGTTCTTTCACTTCCTGCGTAACGGTGAGTGTCTTTTTGTTTTCAGCCATAGTCGTATCTTTTTTAGTTCTTAATTCTTCATTCTTAACTCTAAACTCAATTGTATGTCGGGCGTTTCGGTTTCTTCTTGAAGAATGCCTTACGCATGATGTCTTCCACGTTCGCAGCCGCTCCTGTCGCATAGTCCGTTGCCTCTTGTTTGTTGGCCAGCGTGTACCATTTGGCCGTGATGTTCATCACGAAGAAGCTGAACAGGCTGCGCTCCATACTCTCCAACAGGCTCTCGTCGAACGAGGCCGACAGTTCCAGCGTCAGTGTGTAATTGCCGTCCTCTTCCTGCTCGTCCGAAAGAAATTTCTTCATGCTGTTGCAGATGGAGTTCTTGCTCTCGTTCCAAAACCGTTCCAGCATGGTCTTGTCCTCCTCGGTGGTGAAAATGCGGTTGTATGCCGCCTCGTCATCCATCTTTGCACCCGTGTATGAAGTGGTCTTGGCCACTTCATTGTACACGTTTTCTTTGTTTACGCTCAATGTTTGTTCCATATCGTTTCCTCCTATATAAGTTTGCGGATGAACGCCACGATTGCTTTTCGGTATTTCCATACCAAGCCGATAACAAGAAGTGCGGCCAACACGCGGAAACCGTATATCTCCGTCTGCTGCCACCACGTCAGTTCTTTCTCTACATATTTGGTTTCTACAATGGTGTTCGTGCCGGTCTTGTGTGTGGTGCTGTCTTTCCTCTCTACCTGTTTGTCATACTCAAACGGCATTTCCTGCGGCTTGGTTTCCAGCGTGTGATGTAGCATACCGTCAGGAGTTACCCATGCGTCAGACGTGGCAAAGTCGTTTTCCAAGCTGCTTTTGAGGGTATCGGGCACAATGCTTTCTGCCGTCTGCCGTGGTATCTCGATGTAGGCGGTGTCTTTCACGTACACCGTTTCTGTCCTTACCTCGGTGCGCACGCTGTCACGATACTGTTGCGTAACTGGTATGTGACTATTTGTCCTGCATCCTGTGAGGAAAAAGCCGGAAAGCAATATGAGGATTATTTGTTTCATTTCTTCAGATATTTAGTCCAACAATAAGGCTCTCTACTGGAAAGGTACTGCAAATCGTCGTCGTTGACGTATGCTTCCTGCTCGAAAGAGATGTTACGGTAGGCATTCTCGCTCCCGAACAATCGCACAATCCATTCCACCACATACCACACATAGAAAAACAGGTAGAGCATTTCTTTCATTTGTGCCGTATGGATGGCTTCATGGTTTAGTTCCTTGTCAGTCAGCTCTACTCCTTTCCGGGCGAATATAATGCCGAAAAGGTTGATGGCTTTATATCCCTTAAACGGGATAAGGTTGTTATACACTACTTTCATAGCTCCTTGTATTCTTCTTTCGCGTCAAAGCAGGGGCACTCCTTAATCCTTTCCCAACTGTCTACTTTTCCGTTGCCGTTCGTGTCCGGACTGATGTCCCTGTGTCCCATTATCTCCGCTTTGGGGTAACGGCTTTTCAGTAGCTTCAGCAGCTTCCGCAGACTCTCTTTCTGCGCGTCCGTGCGGTTGTCCGTGGCCTTTCCCTCTGCGTCAATGCCACCCATATAGGCCACATTGATGGCCGTCGAATTGTAGCCTTTCACGCCGTTGCTCACGAATTGTTCGCCAAGCAACTGGGTGATTTTCCCGTCAGCCTGAACCACATAGTGATAGCCGGGGTGTTTCCATCCCTTACGCTTGAACTCTGCCTGAAGGTCGGCCACCGTCTGACGCTGGCTTCCTGCCGTGCAATGCACGAAAATCCTTTTGATACTTCTCATTTCGTTTCTGTTTTATCGTTACTGTTAAATCCCTCTTCCAAAGCCTCGCCCAAGTCCTTGTTCTTTCGCTTGGCAAAGGCTACTACAAAAGCACGTAGAAATCCTTTCACCGACTTTTCTTCTATCTTTATTCCGTGCAGGTAGAAGAAGTGGCCGCAGAAAGATTTTGCCTCACACGCTATGGCAACAGCCGTGGCGACGACTCCGCCCATAACGTGATCCACACCCAACGGTTTCAGTATCGCCCAGCCGAAGAACATGCCCAACGTTACCCACATAAAGTAATCAATGAGCTTGTTCACCGTCCGGCGCATTGCCCTTGACGTGCGCCATTTATACTGCGCCATGACGATTTTATCGCCTTTCTCCTTAGCCCGCTTGTATCGCTTGCTGCTCTCTCCCCAACCGTAGCGGAAGTCCGCCATTACGCAAATGGTGATGGCAAGCAGCATCCAGCGTGCGTCCGTCATCACGCTTACCAGCTCGCTGCCGAACAGGGATATACCTACGGCTCTCGTGCCAGTTTCCATTACAGAATCATGGTCAAACAACATGGTCTTACTCCTCGTCTATTGTACCCTCAAAGTAATACCCGCGCTTGTTGCGGATAATGGTGTTGAACGGAAGGTTGCTCTTGTCTATCTGCTTCAACACTTCACACAGGAATTGGTAACCGCCGCCTACAAACCGCTTCTTTCCCTCGAAGCGTATCTGCATCTTCAGGTAGTCGGTGTTCGGCTTCTTCTCGCTGGGCCGCACTTGGAAGTCCAACACTTCAATCGGCCGGTCAACAATGGCCTCTATCTTTATGTTGTCGCCCTCGAACGGACGTTCAATCTTTCTTTTCAACAGTTCTGATAATTCCATGTCATTGTCTCTTTTTACGATTTTGTTTACTAAGTTTTTCGAATCGCAATGTTGCAGGATACCCATATAGCTTGGTATGCTCTTTGGCTTGTGCCTTCTCCGTGCAAAGGCTTGCTTGATGCGTTTTCTTACCATCGTGCTGTCATGACGGAACACATAACCGGCAAAGTCCAGCCCTCTTTCCGTCAGGTTGTACCCCAAAGGGAATATCTGACGTTTAGAGTTAAGTTCCAAGTGCAACACATACCAAAGGAAATTTTGTATTCTCCACATCCATTCGTGCAGTGTCGCCTTGTCCTCGCAGAGTATCACTATGTCATCCATATAGCGGAAGTAGTGTCTTGCTTTAAGCACTTCTTTCACAAACCTGTCCAATGGTGCCAAGTAGATGTTTATCCACAGTTGCGAGAGGAAATTGCCTATCGGAAGTCCTTTGCCGTTATGGTTGATGTCATCCATAAGGCGTAACATCGACGGGTCGGCACAATACCTCCTGTATCGCTCGGCAAGTATGGCGTTGTCAACGCTTGGATAACATTTCTTTACGTCTATCTTCAGTACATACACTTTCCTATGCTTATAGCTGCGTATGGCACTTCTTACCTTGCGGTTCAGGTTGAATCTTCGTTTCTTGCAGTTTATTCCTCTGTCTTTCAGGCAGGCGTATGTGTCCGCCGTAAGGCTTTTGTCCCATCTCGGACGCATTACTATGCTTATGCCGTGTTGTACGCATCTGTCCGGGTAGAACGGCAACTTGAATATCTCCCTTTCCTTGCCGTATTCTGTCTTTATCTTGTCCACCTTGTAAGGCGATGGAGTGAATTTACCGCTTGCAAGCATGTCCGATAGCTTTTTGGCGTATATGTCCACTCGCTTCACCTTCCTTCTTACCTTGCGGTATTTCATCTTGCCTTTCGAGGCGTTCAAGATGGCATCCCTCAAAAGTGATTCGTCACATATCTTACTCCAAACATTCTTCAATCTTTTCATTGATAGCTACTTTGTGCATTACTATTTTTACCAAAGTGCCCGTGTGAGCCTTTTTCGCTAACTTCCAACAACCATACAAACGGTTGTTTACTAATAAGCGGACAACCTCGTCTGTGGATGTTAATTGATAACCTTCCCGTTGTCTTGTCTGTCGTTTTTCACCATGCTGGTGGGGTCTCTGTGAATGTACTCTTTCTGTTTTTTTGCTTTCACACGTAAGCTGGAACCGATGTTCGTGTTCGCATTCGAGGGCGAATTGTTGCAATTCGCGTAACGGAGGGCGGCATTACTCTCGTTCGCATTGCCGCCAAAGTGAGTACCACGATTACACAGACAACCGTTGCCGGAGTAAGAGAGGGAAGTCCTGAATGGTCATCCCGTTTCAGGACTTCCCGACAACTCTACTTTTTATTCATAACCTGCCTCCTTGGCCGCTTCGGTGATTTCTTTCACGAAAGATTTGTATTTCTCCACTTCCGCGTCATCGCTTTTGGCCAAGTTGCGCATGATGCGCTTCAACGCATCTTCGCTGTATTCTGCGGCGATGGCCGCGTCAACAATGTTTTCAACCGTCAGCGGCTGCTTCACTTTCGGCACAAGGTCGGCCCGGTAGCCTTTTCGCATGGCACCGTCGCTGCCTACGGTCACTTCCTCATTAATGTTCAGAGGAACTATTCTTTTTTCTCCCCATTCTAAAGGCTGGGGCTTCTCTGCAAAATAAATTTGTCTTTCCATATTCTCTAATTTTAATTTTGAAATCGTTGTCCTCCCTACAGCCACGCCCGGCTTTCGGTTTAGGCTTGGGTTGCGTTTTCGGTTTAAGACCTCTCCGCCGGAGCGGAGAGGTAGGTTTTCGGTTTTCGTCTTGGGTTTCGCCGTTCGTCAGTCGGAAAGCTCCACACGGAAGCCGGAACCGATGTACGTGTTCGCAGACGAGGGCGAATAGGCGCAAAACGCGTAACGGAGGGCGGCAACACTCTCGGACGCAAGGCCGCCAAAGCGAGAACCACGACGGGAGTACGTACCTGCTGTGGGGTGTTTCTGCGCCCAGAAGAATGCACTCTCGTAGGTGCTGAGTGCGCCTCCGCCGGTCTTTACCAATGGAGTGGATATGTCGCCGTCCTTATGGGTCTCTTTTGCCCAATATCCGGCATCTACGGTGATGGTAGGCAATTCTCCGAGATAGTTGTATTTTTTCTCGAATTCAAACTGTCCTTCTTCCGTATTGTCTGTAACATCGCTGTCTTTTACCAATGCTTCCACGCTGGGCGAGCGGTAAATCTTGTGATGGGTCAGACCACCTTCGTCAAGGTAACGCAGGAGTTCATAACCACTGTACCATTGTGAGCAGTTCCCCCACAGGCGTGTTCTGCCGCGCCATACGGGAACACGCAATACAGCATCCACGCTGAGCAGTTCAGGAGCGCCGCCGGATGTGAGCGAAGCGTTCACCTTGAATGAGAACGTCTTTGTCCAAATACCTGTCATTACGCCGTCAGACAAGCCTTGTACCGGTTCGCCGTCCGAGTTGTTCACGGCTTCAAGCGTGTCACCGTTTGATACGGCCAATTGTGCCTCGAACATCTTGAGCAGCGGGCATGAGCCGTTGAGGATTGCCCACATGGTAGTGCCTGTTGTTGAACTGTTGAGGTAGAGGTTCGTGCCAAGTCCTACATACTTATATGTAGCACCGTTGTCGGTAGTGATACGGAAGCCGCTCACTTTTCCCCAAGTTTCTTTCGTGGGTATGGAGACGGTTGACATGCCGTGACCGAGTATGCCGTTGAGCTGTTTCGTCCTGAACTCGATGAACATGAATGCTTGTGTCAATTCGACATCCTGATTACAGATGTTCATATACGGAAGGTTGCTGTTCGGGTCGGTGTTTTTTGCTCTTGCATATTGCTCGAACGCAAAACGGCTTAACTGTGTTTTTGGGTAGCCGCCGGCTTCTGCCGTGCCATATCCTGCGCTGCTGTGGTTCGTTCCGTTTCCTGCTCCGTGGGTTCCGTCCACGTCATCATTGCGAATTGAACGCACTACACCGTTCAGCAATGTAACGTAGTCGGGAGTTTCACCGTAGGCAAGATACTCTTTTGCTTCGTCCCCGTCATAGGTGAAAGGCTGGTCTGACACGATGTAACGCTCGTAGGTCGGGTTTGTTCCGCCTATGATGGCGTACACGTTCTTGGTGTGTGCTTGGATTACATCCGTGTCATCGCTGCCGTCAATGACAGAAGCATCGCCGCTGTCCATTTTGTTCCAGTTCACTTGGTTGAGCGTACTCTTAATGGCTGCGTCCTTGCCGACGGTTACAATTTTCATTTGGTTATGGAAACGCATTTCCTTCAATAGCGTTTCATCGCCAATCATTTTGTGGTAGCCGTTGTCGCCGCCGCCGTTGCTCGCTCCGCGCGTGAACTCGATACCGTAATAATGTTCGAGCTTGCGCAATCCCTCTGCGTCTGTGACTGCCGAAGGAAGTTGAATTTTCAATCCTTTTGCCATAATCTTGTTTTTTTGGACGTTGATAAATCGATTAGTCATTCTCTCTTGTTATTCCTTGTTTGTTGATGCCGATGTGTAACCAAGTAATGTGTCCATGTACTTGATACGCTGCTCAAGCCAATTCTGCACCCTGTAAACGCTGTCGTAATGACCGAGTTCATAAGGATAGATTGTGTAGAAGCCGCTCAACGGTGGTATGCCTTGGCATGGGGAGATACATTTGAAGCCGTAGAACGTTGTTTTTCCGTAATAACATACTTCATTTTCGGCATAGCTCTTGGCCTCATCGTATGTGACATCTTCCCAATGCGTACCATCGTCTGTTTCGGGGTCGTTGCCGATATTCCCCGACATAAGGCTTTTATATACTTTACTGCCTTTTTTACACGTTCCGTTTTTTGAATAGGTCGTTCCTTCAGCCCATGTGGATGATACATAGCTGGTGCTTCGCGTCCAGTTATCACTGTTTATCAGGCTTGGACGGTTGCAGGGGGATTCCGGCCAACGCTCGTATTCCGATTCAAAGTTGTCGTAGCCTATGCGCAAGCACCAGTCCATTATGATTCCGGCAATATGGGCTGCATCGAATATCCCCTTTGTACGCAGTTCCGCATAGCGGGATTTCAGTTCGGGCATGAAATACTTGATTATCCACCCCGATGGTATGCTCGTTGAATTTCCCAACCATACGCTGCCGGGGCTGTTTACAAAGTTTCCTATGTGGTGTGCTCCGAAAATGCCGTCGTGGTCGTATGGATTGGCTGTCCACAACTCACCGTCCCATGTGGTCCATTGCCAGTTTTTGTTGTAACCGTCACCGTCGCTTACAAGGTTGGTTTCAAGGATATAGTCAACCATGAATGAAGGCATGAAGTATTTCCCGATGAGTGTCCTCATTTCCTCATTGGCTGTGGCAAGGTATTCTTCCATTGCTGAAATGAGGTCGTGAGCCTTGACAATTTTAAGGTATGGGTATTCGTCAGTCGGAGAAGCAAGGGAGATTTCCTTGCCTGTCGGATAAACCTTTCCCGTATTGCCGTTGAAGTTAAGCGTATAGCCGTCAAGTCCTGCTTGTGCCAACAATGTATTCCACACGCTTTCATTGACAAGTGCGCTGTCTTCCCATACCTTTGCGGTATAATTAGGAACGCTGATTTCCGGGTATTTCTGGGCAAAGGCTGCTACGCCGTTAGCCGTATTTAGGCATTCGGTGTAGTAGTTCATCAGTTTGCTGTCGTTGGTACCGGTTTCGTCCTTTGTCAGATATACCAGCCATTCGTCTTTACCGATGAATGCCACGCTGCGCAGTACGTTCAATCCGGTGGATGACGTATGCGTATTATTTGTTGTGATCGTGTTATAGTCGCTTTGGATGGTTGATACTTCCTTTGCGCTTTCTGCTGCTTTCAGTTCGGCTATGCGTCCGCTTAATGCAACAATGTAACCTTTCACCTCTGCCGTCTTTTCGTCAACTTCGCTGTCGCCGGTTATTTCGCTCGGATGGTCGCCGTCATAATCTTCGCCTTCTGCCGTGATGAGGTTTTTGGGGTTTCGAACCTCGAATGAAGTCCAATTGATGTTGCCTCCCCAAATGGTGTCTGCGCCGAGAGCTCCGTCCAAATGTACGTGCTTGGCCTTTTTCTTGCTTTGCCACATGTTGTCGCGGTCTTTCTTCATCTGCCATGAATAGATGCCGTAGAACTCTCCGTTTTGATATACAATCACAGGAAATGGCATCGGGAAGCATTTTGCACCAGTGTCGAAATTCTTGTCCAAGTCGTCAATGCTGTCAACACCCTGTTCGCTGGTGCCGTAGTCGCCTGTGAAAGCGGCCTTGTAAGGACGGTTGTCTTTGATATTGCGCGTTTTTACCATTTCTTCATACAACAGGTAGCTACATGCGCCTACGCCTCTGAATGTATCGGTGTAATAGGCTTTCAGGTGGAAACTGTCTTGGGCTACCCAGTCACCGAACTTCATCTTGAACTTCTCATCGTCATTGAGCATATCTTCACGAGTGACGTAAAAGTCCATGGCAAGGTTCTTTTTCGTGAATCCCATGCTGGAATTGCCTTGTGCTGACAAAAGCACCCATTTCTTGAAATAGTTGCCCTGCATATCCCAAAATTCCACTTGGCAAGGAATATCACAAGTGACACCGGGAGTGCCAAGTCCGCTTTTCGCTGTCGGCATCCTGTCAGACAGGATGTTGAACTTCGCACAGCGTGGAAGCGGAACCTGCATATATGAGGCGTCGCTCCAATCGCCTGTTCCTCCTGTGAAATTTGCAATCGATTTTTCCAAATCGCTTAACTTACGGTTCAATTTGCGGTTTTCCGCTTTTTGCTCTTCGGGTATGCCTTTAGGCATATAGGATGTACCGTCCCATTTTACGGCAAATACGATAAGGCCGTCCTTGTCAAGTATCTTATAAATGAATTCTTGGTCTTGCTCGTCCGTTTCCATACCGTTTGCCGACAATTTCTTCAACTGTTTTAGTATGTCTGAAGGAAGTTCGAATTTCGATGTGACGAAACTTCCGTCACGTTTAATGCCGAACAAAAGGTTGTCCGCACTGTCCATCACGCAGAATATGTATTCGCTGCCCTCATACTGCTCAATCGAACATACGCCGCTGAGTTTGTTGATTACACTGCCTCCCTTGCGGTCTATGGCAAAAAGCAAGTTACCATCGGAGTCCGTTATTGCGAATATGTAGTTGTCATCTTCTACAATTTGCAATCCGGATAATTCCTCAAGGCGTTTCCGGGCTTCTTCTGATATGCCCCTTGGCTGGAATACTGAACCGTCTTTTCGTATGCCCCAAAGTAGGTTGCCAAGGTTATCCGCAATGGCATAAAGAAAGTCATCGCTCTCAACGAACTTGAAATTTTCCGTGAAAATACCTGTGGCGGCTTTTGCCGCTTCAGTTTGCTCTGTTGCCTGTTTCGCTGCTTCCTTTGCGGCTGCTGCCTGTGTCCCGGCTTCCGTGCCGTTGGTTTCGGCAAGTGTGGCGGCGGCTTCGGCACGCTCCGCAATTTCTTCTACGCCTGTTGCGTCGGCGATGAATCCCCATTTGTCAGGTTCAAATTCGTCACCGCTCGTATGGTCAACTTTGGCGTAAAGCAAGGAGCGTCCGTAGTTGACGGCATCATCGGCGCGGTACTTTTCGTTTGGCTTCCAATCTCCACGTTTGCGGAAGCCGATTGTTCCTAATGATTTGCTCATCTTGATTACTGTTATTGGTGATACTTAAATTAAAAACAACATGCCGTCCTCTACATGGAAGATTGGCCCTGAATAGGATGACGGGTATTCTACCATCAATCGCATTTCTTCGTGGTCTATCCATATTTCGGGCAAAACGGTCATACTGCCATGATAAACAAGCAGGTTGGCATCGCACATGAATGCATATTCTTCTCCGGCTGATAAGGCTCTTCCGTTTATGAAAGCTCCTTCAATGCGCCCTTTTTTGCCTTGTATGACATAGAGAGTGTCGGGAGTATAAGGCTCTTTTGTATATTCCTCAAAGGTCAATACGCGCACGATTCCTTTCGGCATCATGATTGAACCGTCATACCTTACGGCGAACAATACATTTCCAAACTTGTCAGTCAAAGCGAACAGATAGTTGTCATCGTGCATGATTTGATAGCCCTTAAGTTCTTCAAATCTTGCCTGAACCTCGCCCGGTACTCCCTTGTCGAAAACAACCTTGCCGTCATGGGCTATGCCAAACAGCAAACGGTCGTAAGGGTCGGTGATGGCGAATATGAAGTTCTCATCTTCCATGAGCGTGTAACCGGAAAGTTCTTGAAGCCGTTCCTTCATCTTTTTTATGACGGATTCGGCCTCACTCATGCGCTCCATTGTCCGTTTCAGGTCGCGGTTGAGCCGCTCCAGTATGGGCTTTACCTCTCCTGGTACGCCTTTGTCATATATTATCTCGCCTTTGCAGTTTATTCCGAACAGCACATTCCCGTTTGCGTCGGTAATGGCAAACACAAGGTTTTCGTTGTGCATGGTCCGTATTCCCCTCAATTCGTCAAGCCTGACACGTACCTCATCGCTCATACCCTTGTTGTAAACCACTTCTCCGTCGTTACGGATACCGAAAAGCAAATTATCTTCAAAATCAACAATGGCAAAAATATATTCCATTGAGAGAAATTCGCTTATTGGTGAAGCTTTTCGCCAGCGTCCTGTATCCTCCCATTCTTCATTTTTACTGTTATACTCATACCAGCAATTGGTTTCTGTGCAGTATTTAGTGAATCCGTCAGGTATGCTGGTCTCAACGGTCGCTTTGAGTTCTGCAAGTGTGGCGCATGACTGACGCAAGTCCAAGAACTTCTTTCCCGAATACTTGAAAGTGTCTATAAGTTGTATTCCGGCCATAGCTTATTTGTATATTTGGGTAACGCCTGACGAGGTTACCGGGGTTGTCAATAAATAGCAGTTGTAGCTTACTCCGCCTACGTTCACCGTCCACAGGGTATAACTGTCTATCACTTCATAGCCGTTTCCGTCTTTCACGCTCGTCAACTTCCCGAACGATGCCGGATAACAGTAGGCTATCTTTCCGTTCGAAGTGCTTATGCCCGTATGGGTGGATGCCCGTGAGGTCTGCAAGGATTTGCTTAATGCCCTGACGGTTGTTTCCGTGGGTATCCAGTCCGCGCCTACGCTGCCGAAATAAGACGGATATACCACGCTCACCTGTTTGGATGCGCTCTCGGTCATTCCTTCGTAGGTGGCTTTCAGTGTGTAGGTTAGGGTCTTTGGCGTACTTTCATTAATGGTAACATCCTTTGCCGTCGAAAACACTTTTTCGCCGTTCAGCGTCATTTCGCTTTCGTCCGCAACATCGCCTCCTCTTCGTGTCACATTCCATGCAAGTTCTATTTTTGTACTTACGCCCACTTCGGCAATGGTCGGGGTGGCATTGAGCGATACGGTAAGTGGCCACACGGCTTGTTCAAGCTCGGTGATGTCTTCGGAGTGTTTCTTGTCGGCTTCGGTTCTTGCCTTAATCTCGTTGTTCAATGTCTCGTTCAGCTTGGTGATGTTTGTTCCTGCATTGTTCAACGCTTGTTTGTCCGCTGCGCTCATCATACCGGCTTTCTCCGCCGTGACGATAGGAACGGTCACGTTGTACGGCGTTTCCGTTCCGTCAGACTTGCGCAGCTTGTATGTTAGGGTTACCGCTGTAGCCGTAGCGTTAAACTGTACGCTGCCGGCCACTAACAAACCGTTACCGATAAGCTCTTGGATGTCCTTCACTTCATCGTCAAGGTCGGCAACGTCTTGCTCAAGCTGGTCAAGATATAGGTTCACCTCGCCGCCTTTCTCTCCGGTTGCCACCCATTCGCCGCCATCCACGCGGTATACGTCGGCTGGCAGGGTGTCGCCTACAAGGGCATACCAGCCGGGCATGGGTTTGGGATATGCTTTCTTCAATGCTTCCTCGGAAGCATACAGCCCCTTGCACGGTCCTTTGATGTTTTTCGCATCGAGCCATCCCTTAATCACCACATTGTGGTCAAACTGGGAGTTTCCTCGCGCTTGTAGGTGTCCGCCGACAACGTGGTCGCGGCTCACCGATAAATTTCCTTGTATGGCTTCATTGTTGAGGCTGCTCATATTCTTCTCTTTTTAATCCAGCAATGACTTGCTGAGTTCTACCATAGTTGTGGCCAGTTGGTCGCCGATGCTCGACAGGGCAAGTGCTCCTGCCCGGTAAACTGCGGCCTTGTAGCATTTCTCGCTTACGTCGATTCCTCCGTCAAGGTCTATCCGTGGAAGGGGTATGTAAACGGCCTGTTCCACAGTGGCGGTGTCATCGTTGCAGGAGAAAAATTCCAATACGTTCCCCTCGGCACGGTTCACGATGGCAACTACCGGCTTTTCGGGATTGCCGCAGATGCCTTTCCATTTCGACCATTGGCGCGAATACTTCGGGTCATCCTGCGTGATGGCTTCCGACACGCTGTGATGCCAGTCGCTCATCTTGAACACGACAAGGCGCATGAAGTCGTCGGGCAGCAATATCCATCCTTTGCCGTCCTCTCCCCACGTCACGGCTTCACCGAACTGGTGGCCTTGCTCCAACAGGTTAAGCGGAGCTTCCATTTCCACCATGCGCACGGCGTCAACCAATTTGGCGTAGATGATGTCATCGAGACTTACCGTGTCCAAATCATCATCTGCCAGCAACGGGGTGCTGTTGTGGTTCATGTCTATCGCCACGCGCACGGCTTTTGCCATATCTTCCGCTTGTACTATCATTCTTCCAATCCCTCAAATTCAATGTTGTGCGCCTTGGCCGCTTCCATGATGGCTTTCTCCGAACGTAACGACGTGCGGCTAATACCGAAAGTGTCGGCAAGGAAGTCTTTTGCCGCGGCGAGGTCGCTCACGCTCACCTTTCGTATCTCGTCTTTCTTTTCATTGGCGGCAGCTTCCTCGGCTTCCTTCTTGGCTTTGATGTCAGCCTCGCTCTCGGTGCTTACCAACTTGAACAGCTTGCCGTACTTGTAGTGGTGTTCAAGGGCGTATTGCACATCCGGGTTGTCGGTCGTATATACGCTGCTCCCGTCCGATTGGGCGGTGAACGCGATGTGCATGCTTTTCTTGCTTTTCAGCACCACGTTGATGCTTATCGCGGTCTTTGATTTATAATGCTTTTTCATATTCACGTTTTGAATAATTTGTTCAGGGAGGATTTTTGTGTCCTCCCTGAACGGTTGGTGTCATTGGTTGTCTTTATGCGCCTACTCCCGTGGGGGCTTGGGCGAGTTTCATGCGTGCGTGTGCCTTTGCATAGCGCAGGTACAGGCAGCTCACCTCCTGAATGACAACAGCGTCGGTGCGGCGGATACCGGCTTTCTGCAAGTCAAGCACATTGCGTGCCCAGCTTACGTGGGTTTTCTTCGACAGATATTCCGGGTCCATTGCAAAGCCGCAGTCGCTCATGCCGTTCATGTCGAACAGTTCGTGATGGATGGTCAGCACTTCGCCGAAGTCGGTGTCCCAGCTCTTGAATTTCAGGTTCCATACTTCAACAGTGTCTTTCAGGCGGAATTTCTCACTCTTGATTTTAGAGAAAGCGGCAAGCATATCCGAACCACAGAACAGGATTTTGCGTTTATTTCCGATACCAGTGCCCACGAACAGGTCTTTGGTGATGTCCACAAGGTTCTCGTCAGTAATCTCGGCACATTGTTTCTCCTCGTTCCATACACCTACTTCGATGTCCTTTCCGGCCATGTACCACAAGCCGCCGGTGAACCATGTCAGCATACCGTCCTTGCTTACGTGTTTGATTTTGTTCTTCACGCCGAACAGATAGCTGTTTTCCATAGCAAGGCGCATATCGTAAATGCCGTCCTCCTCGATGTCGGAGAAGCCCCAGTTTACTTCTTTCTTGGCAATCTTGTCAAATGTTGACTGCTCAATCTGTATCATGAAGTTCTGACAATACTGTGTTTCTGGCATCGGGATGTTGTTGAAGCGGCCGGTCTGCACATCAAGCTCTCCGCACGCTTTTCCCATACGTACCAACACTGTGTTTTTCGGAATGGCCGGCACCCATATCGGCTGCTTGCTTGACGAGTCCATCGCGCCGTTTACTGCATATACGGTAGGCTTGTTGGTCGACGGGTCTTTTCCGCATACGCACAGCACGAGGTCGGGCACGTTGTCGCCTTCTTCGTATGGCTGTCCAGTATCGGGGTTGGTAACTCCTTTAACACCTACCACGCGGATAGTGTCGTCCAATGTGAACATATTGGTGTCGCTCACGGGCAATGTGGTGCTTGCACCGCTCGACATGGCCGTCACGGCTTCGGTAGTCGTACACTTGATTTCTCGCGTACCTACGCTGTAATATTTCACCTCGAAGCTGTCGCAACTGCTTGATTTTGCATATCGGCTGATTTGGTCGATAGGCGTTGCCATAGGGCGGATTTTGACAATGCGTTTGTCTACGTCCGCCATGTAGAAATTCGGGTCGCCGTCCGTACGTCCTTGTGTTTCGGTGGCAATGCCCGCTGTCGCGTCGCTGCCTCCGTCGCCGTCGGCTCCTGCGTTTGTCTTACCTGCATCGGGCAATGATGAGGCATCAGCCATCATCACACCGCTCGACGCACCTATCACAACTGCCAACAGCGTCAGCATGATGCGATACAGAAAACTCGTACTTTTCTTTAACGTCTTCATCTTTTTGTTTTTTAATTATGATTTATGAATTGTGAATAATGAATTATCTTGCCGGCCTGCGTTTTTCACCGCCACGTTCCCAAATGGTCTGCCCTCCATCGTCGTAGCGGTTCAATACACCTAAATCGGGCATATCCCTCGGCTTTCCCTGACCACCGTTCTTTCCGTCGAGATTGGCCGTTCCGTCTCCACGTTGTCCCCGGCGCAGCTTTTCTTCAATGCGTGTGTTTCTTCCTCTCACTTCACCCTCTCGTGCTGCCGTGGCCACATCGTCATCATGATTGATTGCGCTTAATGCCATTTTTATGCTTTCGGGGGTGAACTTACCGACAATACCGTCTTTCATAATTCCGACGAGGAAACTCATCGCTTTGTCTATGTCATCATCGCTATAACCCTCTTTCTGTTGCATGTTTTCCAGTGTTTTCAGGGTCTCGGCAATGTTCTTTTGGTATTGCTGGTCAAACTCCTTTTCCTTGGCCAGTCGGTCGGCATATTCCTTGCTGGCTGCGGCAAGCTCTTCCTGCTTGGCTGGGTCTTTCAATTCCTCCACGAAGTCATCTCCGAACATTTCCACCAACGCCACGGCAGGGTTCTTGCCTTTCCGCCATTGGGTAAGGAATGCGGCACTACGGGGGTCGCTGGTAAACAGGTCGGAAAACGCTTTCTCGCGTTCTTTGTAACCGGCTATCTCCTTGTCGTAACCGTCGTAATCTTCATTGACTTGCCCCCATAACGCTTCATCGTCGGCAAATTCGCGGTCGGGATATTTGGACTTCATACGCTCGGCGTATCGTTCCCGGTTGCTCTTAACTGTTGATTTATCAGGCATATTCTTGATTTTTAATTGTTTTGCTCTTTGTCGCATTGCAAATTTAAGGGAACAAACAAATCCAAACGGTATAACTTTTTACGCACCAATGGTTAACTTTGAAACATAGAAGAAACTTTTTATGAAGCACCACGGAGCGGTTATGGAGTACGCGGAGGAACGGATGCAAGACCTCATGCGGGCGTATGACGAATACATTTCATCATGCGACTATATCCGTATGCCCGATGTATATGCCGCTATCGTGAACATGGAGGCACGCCGCTTTTGGGTAAGCGACATAAGGGCTACCAAAGTAATATACGCCATGCTCCGTGGAGTAACCATCAAGGGTATGCGCCCTTTGAAGCGTGAGATGTTCGAGGAAATCCTGCGGCGCGTGCTTGCCATGCGTAAGGCACGCCCGGAGCTGACCGTCAGGGCGTGTTGCAGCATTGTGGTGGCCGGTCCGGCTCCCAAATTCTATCTCACGCCGGGGAGCGCAAAGATTATGGTCTGTAAAGCGCGTAAGAAATGGGTACAGGAAAAGTTGAAAAGGTTACGGCTTTTGTGATTGCGTTGCTCGTGACGGTCTTGTCATTCTTGCAGGTTGCCGACTGGCATTCGGTCGGCATATACTCGCATTGCCATTTGTCTGCACGACTGGCGTATCCGTTTTTTCATGCAAATCTGTTTCATGCCTTGCTCAATGCGTGGTGTCTGCTATCAATGGTTTTTATCTATAAGGTATCGCTGCTGCGTATGCTTTTTGCCTACACGGTGGCCGTTACCATGCCTGTTGACACGCTCGGCGCGTTCCTGCCTTTCAATAATCCCACAGTAGGACTTTCAGGCGTGGTCTATGTGCTGTTCGGGACAATCTCGTTCGAGGTGGCTCGCAAGCGGTATTTCCAGTGCTGGATGCTGTTCTACATTGCCGTGGGCTTTTTCTTCCCGAACACCAACGCATGGCTGCACCTGTATTGTTATCTCTTCGGTTTCATCGCCGCGTTGTTGAACAAACCCATAAATCGTAAGACATGACAAGGGAGGAAGCAATACAGGCTATAATAAAAGAGAACGGGCGGCGTAACGCGGAGATTTATGCCAAGTTTGACCCTGTAAGTGGCGAAGGTTCGGTAGGCGAAAGGAAGAAAGTTGTCATCGACGATTTTCCTGTTTCTGTGCAGTGGCTTCCGGTGGAAATGCTGCGTGTGCCGCTCGTCAGGCAGATTGTGGAGTGTGGCTCTGTACGTGCTTTCCTGACGGACAACCTGAATGTGGAGTACACGGAGGAAGACCGACTGAAAGTCATTGAGCAGTTTGTCCGCATCCGTTGCCGTTACGACTTTGCTTTTTGGGCGGCTGTGTTTGTGTACATCAAGCGTAAGGGCGGTGGTGAGGATATTCTTTTCCGTCTGTCACGTCCGCAAAGGCGGTTTGTTGAAAGGCTTGAAAGATTGCGAAAGGCCGGAAAGCCTATCCGCATAGTGCTGTTAAAGGCACGCCAATGGGGTGGCTCTACCGTATCACAGCTTTACATGGCTTGGTTGCAGCTCGTCCATAAGGTTGGCCTGAACTCGCTCATCATCGCGCATCAGGGTGCTGGCTCGGACGAAATCAAGGATATGTTCGACCGTATGATCAAGGCTTACCCGGTTGAAATGCTGCACAAGCTGGGCGAGGCTTACGACGCGAACGAGCCTAAGCTGGTGGGTGTAGGAAAGTCAGGCAGCATTTACCGAGTGCCGCAACGCAACTGTAAAATCAAAATCGGCACGGCGGAACGCCCCGACAGTTGCCGTGGCGGTGACTACAACCTTGTGCATCTCTCCGAGGTGGGCTTGTGGAAAGCCACAGAAGGGAAAAAGCCGGAGGACATCGTGCGCTCCGCCTGTTCAGGCGTGCTTTACCGCCCTTACACGATGATTGTCTATGAGAGTACGGCAAACGGTACGGGCAATTTCTTCCAACGTGAGTATGACATGGCCAGCAAAGGCAAGTCACAGTTTGAGGCAATGTTCGTTTCTTGGTTTGACATTGAGATTTATTCCACGCCTGTTGATGACATCTTGTCTTTTGCTGCAAGCCTTTACGACAACCGAAACAACGATAATGTGGCTTCTTCGCGCGAAGAAAGCGGAAAATATCTTTGGTGGCTGTGGGAGAAAGGGGCTACGCTCGAAGCCATACACTGGTACATACTGGAACGTGCCAAGTATAACGAACACGCTTCCATGGCTTCCGAATACCCCTCCGACGACGTGGAGGCGTTTGTGCATTCCGGCACAATGGTATTCGACAAGTACAAGGTGGAGGCATTCAAGAAATACTGCAAAGAGCCGCGTTTCGTGGGGGATGTGTATGCCGATGCTGACGAGGGCAAGAACGCGCTCAAGAACCTGCGCTTCGTTGAGGACAGGCAGGGTGTGTTGTGGATATGGGAGAAGCCGGAGATAGACGAGGACGAGAAAGTAACCAACCGCTATCTGACGGTTGTCGATGTGGGCGGACGTTCATCAAAGGCCGACTGGTCTGTCATAGTAGTGTTCGACCGCCTTTTCATGGCTGAAGGGGGCAGACCGGCTGTCGTGGCGCAGTGGTACGGGCATTGCGACATAGACTTGCTGGCGTGGAAAGCGGCGCAGATTGCGGCGTTCTACGACAACTCCCTGCTCGTCATCGAAAGCAATACACTCGAAACGCACGACAAGGAACGTGATGTGGATGGGGACCAGTCGCAGTTCATCCTTAATCAGATTAAGGGGGTCTATCCCAACCTCTATGCACGGAAACAGTCGGAAGAGGACATACTGCAAGGCCTGCCCACTAAATACGGCTTCCATACCAACGTGGCTACAAAGCCGATGGTCATATCCACGATGGTAAAGGTTATTCGTGAGAATTTGTATGTGGAGCGCGACGCGCGTTGTCTGGACGAGTACCTTACCTACGAGAAGAAGCCTAACGGCGCATACGGCGCGATTATTGGCAAGCACGACGACCTGCTTATGACACGTGCCATAGGACTGCACATCTGTTTCTACGAAATGGAACTGCCCAAATTCGTGAAACGCACGAAACGTATGTTGGTGAAGAAGAAAAATGCTGTTTCAGCAGCGACAATATAAACTAAAAACGGATTTGTTATGAACGTATTTCAGAAATTGAAGGCAAGCCTCCGGTTGCGTGAGGCGGTAAAGAAAGCCAAGGACGCACACAGTCAGACTGGTGAGCGTTATTATGTAATGCCTCTTTCGGGGAGCAAGGGTAAACTTATCATCATGGATAGGTTCAACTTCCGCAAGCTCAAACAGAAAGGGTATATCTCCTATGAGGCACACGTGCGCGACCTCGAAAAGGAGTGTTTCTACTTCACGCCCTATCGTAACGGAACGTGCGGCATTGTACCTGATGTGGAGAACTTTAAACGGCAGCAGTATTACAGCTGGTATGCCGGGTGCATCAGAAACCATAAAAAGAAGAAACACCATGAAGTACGCAGTCAAAAGTAAACAGAACTTGGACGGCGTTCAGACGCTGACTGGTGACCCGCTCGTAACTTATCAGGTAGTTGGAAACGGCGGTAAGAAGATAAAACGTCCTAAGAAAATCAGATGAATAAAGGCGGACGCATCATTTGTTGTGCAGTCCGCCTTTTCATAATCCGTTGGGAAATGGCATACCCATAATCATGTGAGGGGTGCTTTTTGCCAACGGAATGATTGTTGTATGTTACCAACTTGAGGTATCGGCTTTTATTCTCTTCTCATTGCCTCGCTCCCAAATGCTATCCTCCGTTTTCCCGAAGTTGGCTAATTGTTCAATTTCCTTTTTCCTGCGTTCTTCCCACGGCTCGAAATCGAGTATTTCTCTCACGAGCCACTGGTCCCAAACTCCTCTGAAACAAATACCTCTGTCATCAAGGTACACGTCGGCTATCAGTTTGCCGCTTGTGTTTTCGGGCTGGTTGGGGTTTTCATTGATGTAGTCGTAAGTAATGTTGTGGTCTTTCAGCCATTTCTCCAATTTGTCCGTTTTCTTCCTCGTGGTGAAGATGATGATTGTCCAGCCTTTCTGTTTCAAAACGGACGTGCCGGTATCTGCGTTCGGTATCATCTGCCCGAATTCATCAGCACCTTGAAAGCCCTTGCTGTAATCGTGGATTACGCCGTCGAAGTCAATGCAAATTGTTTTTTTATCCATAACTTTATACTTATTTTTTGATTTTGTACTGATACAAAGGTAGTACAACCATTTATGCCACCATTGCGTTATGCAGCATGTTTACTGCTTGCATATTCGCGCCTTGTTGTGCCTGTTGCATGAGTTGTGGCGATATGGCCTCCGGCATTCCGCCTTGCTCTATCTGTTCCTTTTGCGACTTGATACTTTGCAGTAGCTCGTCGGCAAACGGGAAGTCGCCGAACTCCAGCAGCTGTTCTACGCTGATGGCCTGCGCCTGCCACAGTTGCATGAGCCAGTCGTTGGCAAGTTGGCGGTAGGCCGGTGTGGAGGTGCTTTCGGTGATGGACAGGTCAAACTCTACATCACGTATCTTCTTCGGGTCGTACTCTATCTGTGCGCCGCTTTTCCCGGCAATGTTGAACACGCGCTTGGTGTCGTAGAATTGCTGCATGTTCTTCACGTCCTTATACGCTCCGTCTATCGTGAACTGGCTGAAACATTCCAGCATGTCTAATAAGGCCATGGTTGAGTTCTGCACCTGTTGGTTATACATGGCCGCGCTCTGACCTGAAAAGCCGGGCTTGCCTTGCAACGCACCGTTTACGCCGCTGATGTCCTCAAAGAATTTCAGTTGCAGGTTGAGCAGTTCCGTGATGCCGATGTTCGTAGAATTGTTGGCTACCTGCTGCGGTACCTGTCGGCTTTGCGATGGTTTGTACACAATAATGCCGTTGAACTCCGCCCAGCTCTCCGCAATGTCCTCCATGCTAACGCCGTCGGGAAGACAGTCCTCCGGCATGAGCAGCACGCCTTTGGCCGAAGCACGCATAATCCAGTCATAAAGGGTTATCAGGCGGTTGGTGTAGCGTTGCTGGTCTATAACGTCAGCCACGAACGAGTGTATCTCGCCGTCTATGAACGGGTATGCCTTGAACACGTATGGGTGGCTTCCGTGTTCAAATGGCGTTTCGCCCTCTTTCAGGATGTCGCCGAAAGGGGAGAGGTAATAGAAGTACCAGTAATCATCCACAAACCATGTGGCTTTTATCAGGGGAACTTCATCTTCCGGCATACCGGCTTCCTTGGCCATCTGCATACGCTCGCGGTTTACATTGGCCACCTGTTCCTCGTAGTCAGACACTTCTATCTTGAATATGTCACCGTTTTGGTAGTCATGGCAACGGTAACGGGGTTTCTGTTCCTTTCTCCACACTTCGATTACCCTGCACCGTCCCGGCTCGCTGGTCAGCAGGAAGTCGTAGTTTTCCAAGCGGCTGTAACCGAAACGCTCGGCATAGCTGGCAATGTATTCCCTGCGTGCCGCCCACTTGTATATCTCCTTCAGCCGACGGTATTCCTGCGGAGTGTGGGCGAACTGTTCGCACAGCTGGCCGAAACTCACGTCATGTACTTCTCCGAGGCAAGTAACGTCCCAGCCTCGGAAATCACGCATATTGTTGTCGATAAAGAAATTGTTGGGCTGCACATAGTCAGTCCAGCAATCCTCCTTGCCGTTTCTCCATCCGTAACTCTTGCGGTGTACGATGAAGCCGCTTATCAGGAACTCTTCCATTGAGCGGGCGTTCACCTCGTTCATGCGGTTAAGCTGCATGTTGCATTGCAGGATGGTTGACATGGTTTCGCCCAGTTTCTGCTCGTCCCTGTCGCGTGCCGTGCAGGTCGGCTCTTTCAGCTGGCTGCGGTACACGCCAAGCACGTTTCTCACGAGCCGACGGATGAGGTTGTTTTTCAGAGGCACGTTGCCTTGGGTCTTGATATAGTCCTCCTCGGTCATCTTCTTGCCGTCCACACATATCACGTCATCCCACTGGAAACCGTAAGTGTACCGTTTGTTGCGCTCCCTGTCATGTCGGAAGTCGTCCATCTGGTTCCAGTAGTGCTGCGCTTCCATAAGCACGTCAAATGCCCTGCGGTCGCCGAAATGCTTTTCCGAGAATGCCACGGTGTCTATTTCCGTATCTCCGCGTTTGTGCGTGATGTGGCTCATCGGAAGCAGCTTATACTTTTGTTTTGTTGTGATGGGTTGCATATCAGTTCTGTTTTTTAATGACGCACGGAATGTCTTATGCAAATGTAAGCATTCCGTGCATCATGTCTTCGTTAACTATTTACGGGTCTTGTTCATATCGTTTATCATCATCTTTTTCAATTCGTTGAGTTGGGCTTCAATGTCCTTCACCGCTTCCTTGTCACCGTATGTATTGGCTTCTTTGAGCATATCGTAAAGGCCGTCTATGTCGGGGCGGTAGTTCTCGAATATCTCGTACCTCGCATATTCGGGCGAGTTATAGAGGAAATCTATCTTCTCCGCATAGTCGAATACACCGTTGTCGGTGTCTCGTTCGTAATTCCTTAACCGTGTTCTCAACTTGTCATGCTCATCCTTCAGCCTGAAATACTCGTTGTTGACGGCTTTGTATTCCGTTCGTTCATCACCGTTTTTCAGGATACGGTTAAGCACAAGGAAACTGTTTGGGTCATACTCACGTTGGCCAATAAGGGTTTCACCCATTTTGGTCATGCGGTTTATCGTATTAGCAATGCCGCCGAAATAGCCGTTCAGCACGTATTCCACCTGTGCCGGGTTAAAATCAACAGCTCCTTTCGTGTATTGGTCGCCGCCGGACATTTCATTGAGTGTTTCTGACAAGTCCACGAGGTATTTGTTCGCACTCTTGTAGGCTTTTGTCCATTCGGGCATATCCTTGTTATAAGGAGTATCCTTATACAAGGGAAGCCCTGTCCAACTCTTTTTGTAGCCGTAAGCCTCGGCAAACGGCTTAATGGAACTCGGAATGAATGCCTTGAAGCCTCCTCCTCCCTCCATGAAGTCAAGCGGCAACAACTGGCTTACCTGTCCGGCTATCTTGCCTGCCAGCTCTCCGTCCGTAAAGTGTTCTTTTCCGCTCAACGTGCTGGTCATAAGTTCGCCAAGTCCGTACACGGCTCTGTATTCCACAGGCAACGGTATGCTTATCCATTGGCCACCTGCACGGAACAACAGGTTGCTTCTCCTTACGTATTCGGGCAAGTTCCAGTAGCTGTTCTTGTCGTCCTCATCGTCATCACCATAACCAAGTGAAGCTACGATTGCACCGAGCAGGAACATCGCGGCTACACTGGTAAGTGCTTTTGCAGGATGACGCTTTGCTTGCCGTCCGAAGTTTGCCGTGCCTTGTATGGCAGCGTTCCAAAATACAAAGCCGCTTCTTCCGAGTCCTGACATGAACGCACTGGCATTGCCTAACTTGGTCTGCCCGGTGGCTCCCATGAATTTTGCACCGCTCCCTTTCTTGTTGAAGTTTACGCTTATCTCCTTTGCATCGTAGATGGACCGGTCTATTGTCCTGCCCATTTCGCGCGAGGTCATGAAGGCGGCAAAGCGTGCGCAGTTTTCCACGCCACGGTTCACCTCGTCAAGCCGTTCAGCCAGCAAATCCCATGCTTTACGGATGGGCAGTTGGCCACCGGCCTTGCGTATTTCCCTGCGGATGTCGTTCTTATGCTTCTCGATGTCACGCATGTTGGAGTATCCTGTTTCGCCTCCGTTCATCATGAACTGATGGAACATACGTTCAGTGTCGTTGCTCATGTCGAGTTCATTTTTGCGATACTTCGCAAGCAGCATCTTCATCCTGACAGGGTTCACCTTTGCAAAGTTCCGATGGAAGCGCAGGGCATAATTCGGACTTTCCTTTATCCACATCATACTGTTTGAATACAGCATATCACGGATGAAGTTCGACACAACGAAGTCGGGGTTGCGTGTGGTATAGAGCGCACTCAACTCACGGTTAATCCTTTCACCGGCTTTCAGTATCGCGCCCACTGCGCCTGACATATCGTTGTCGGGGTTGGTCTGTCCGTTGAGTGCCTGTGCTGCCCTCGGATTGCCGTTTATCGTGATGACGTAATCCCTTCCTCCACGTTTCACGACAACTTGGTGCTGGCGCAGGTCGCGTTTCTCCACTACCCGGTAGGGTATGTTCACCGTGTCTTTGCCGTGCTTGTACAGGTCAGGGTCTTGCTCGGCAAGCTCTTTCATCTTGTCCTCGAAGTCCTGCATCTTGCGTTCCACTTCTGATGGAGTGTCGTCTGCGTTGATGTTGTCCGGGAACACGGGTTTCCATTCATCTGCCACCTTGTTATATTTCAGCCAAATGTCGCTCACGCTGGCGAGGTCGCTCGGATGATTGAGTACGAAGTTCAGGAACTTCTGCTTCACCAACTTGTTGCGGTTGCCCTGCACGATGGCACTTTCCGCCATGCTTTGCAGGTAGGCAAACGGATCGTCCGCTTTAGACTTACGTCCTTTAGCTGTCTTTATCGGGGCATTGAACGCACTGTTCTTGCTGTTAAGGTAGGCGTATGCTTCCTCGCCGGTCTTTTCGTCGAAGCCGCGAAGCGGAATGTAGTAATCGTACATGGAGCGGATATTGTCGTAAGTCTCCTTTGACATCATGCCGCTCTCGTACAGCTTGGAGAGTGTCGCATCGCTCACTGCGTTGGTGCGTTTCCAAAGCGTATCGGTGTCGTGGCCGCTCTCATAGTCATTAACCATTTGTTGTGCTTCAGCTTCCGCATCGGCTACGTTGTCGGTATCGGTCAGTGCGGTCAGTCCGGCAAAGTCGCGCTTGTCAATGGCTTCAAACTTGTCGCCAAACTCATCTTCTACCTGTTTGTTCCAATCTTCCATAGCCTTGTCGAAAGCATCCATTTTCAGGTCGTAGTCGTCATCGTCAATGCTCGGCTGTTCCGGCTTCAACTTGGCTAATTCGGAGTTGGCAATCAGTTTCTCTTTCTCACGTTCACGCATCACTCTGTTGCGTTCCAGTCCGTGTTTGGCCATCATGTAGTCGGTCAGTTCTTCTCGTGCTTCTTTGTTAGGAGCAAGTTTGCCTACCTCGTCAAGTAAAGGCTTGAAAAGGGTATGCGCGAATGCGTCAGCCTCCGCCTTGTTTACAGATGAAAGTCTGTTTTCGCCCAAATAGGCGTTCTCAAAGCCGTCCACGTCCTCGATGCGCACTTTTTTCTTGCCCTCGCCTTTGAGTATGGCTTCCATGGCTTCACGCAGTCCGAGCATACTGTCTTGCAAGGCTTCCTGCATTTGATACATTCCACGTCTGACGCGCTGCTCGTACAGGTCGCGTGCCAATACGCGCTCATGCACTTCGGGGTCTCCGTCACGGTAAAGTTCGTCACGTTCTGCAACGTTCCTTGCCGTTCCGTCATTGTCCGTGGCATAGTTGCCAACTTTCAACTCATTCTGCTTCGCCACGTCTTCTGCTTCTCCCAAGATACTGCGGTATCTTCCCGGTTCGGCAAGGTTCTCGTAGCTCCGCCAAAGGATATAGCGCAGCTCGTTATCCGACAAGGTTACGCCGGAGAAGTCCTCAAAGCCTATCTTGTGGAGCATACGCAGGAACAGTTCCTTAATCTTTTGCCACCAGCTTGCGTTCATGTTATCGAAGTTGGTGCTTTCTGCCAACGAAGCAAGATATTCTTCGGTAGCGGTGCGGAAATCCCAGTTGCGCTTTTCGGCAAGCTCTACGATATGCCGACGCACATTCTCGTCCGCGTTTTGGAAAACGTTGTCAAGGAACGTATCGAAGTGTTCCCCGAACAGTTCGCGCAGTCCGTAGTGCGCCACGGCTTCATGGAGCAGGGTTTGTTCTGCGTCGTACACACTCGCATGGTTCGGTATCACTATCGTGATGCGTCCTGTGCTGCGTGAGTAGAAGCCTTTGGCCTTTGCCCGTCTGCCTTGCAGCGTGCTTGCATCGGTTACGATGTCCACATTGTCAAGGTGCAGCCTTTCGGCAAGTTTCTGAACTCGTTGCGTCATGCGCTGCCGTTCACGCTCGGCAAATCTTCTGCGCTGTGCGGCCGTGCGTGACGAGCGTCCTGTCATCTTAGCTACCGGGTCATTCTCATAGCTCAACTCATCGTCTGTCAATGCGCCGTTACCGCTTCTCATCATGGCGGAGGCTTTCTTGCGGCCTTTATTTATACCGTCCACAATCTTTACGCCGAGCTTCTTTAATTCTTCAAGGAGCGACGGTGTAACGGTATTGTCGGGTATGGCCACATTCTCGCCTTCGATAAGTTCGGCGATACGTTGTGCAACTTCGCTGTCGGGAACGATGCGTACAGGGCGCATCCAGCGCGAGAGAATAACTTTGCGCTTCTTGTCGCCGCTAAGCTGTCGGTTAACCGGCCCTGCGTTCCATTTTGTTTCGCCAACAGGGTCTTTCGCACCCTCTGCCTGATAGCCGCTGGTAAGCTCGCTTTCGGGCACTTCCACCTCAACCGTTACAAGGTTGGGACGTTTGTAGGCTTCTGCGAACTGGTCATTAAGTGGATTGCGTGAAGTATGGAAATACGGATTGTATGCCACCCACAAGCCTTTGCCGTTGTCTTTTACAATGTAAATGTGGTTCTTGTGTGTTCCCTCTTTCTCCACAAGCTCAGGGCGTTCGTCCGATACTTCCCATTGGCCGAACTCCGAGGGAGCTTGACTTATCCTGTTGCTTCCTGTGCCTATCTTCTTCGACATGGGAGGATACAGTTTGCCGTCCACCAACGACATGGCACGGTACACCTTTACAGTCGGTTCACTATTCAACCGCGTTATTTCGCTTGCATCATCCACAACCCGGAACAAATCATTGGCTTCTTCCTCATTAGTCGTATAATCGTCAAGCCTGTATAACGCATCATCCTCGTTGGTTTCTTCCTTTACCTTTACACCCAGTTTTGACAACTCCATTACTACTTTTTCTATATTTTCTTCCGGAATGTCCGCACGCAACTTTCCACGGTAGGGATAGAAGTTGCTGCCATTAACGGCACGGAGCAATGCCTTGTTTTCGTAGTAAATGGCTCCGTCTTTCTTGGTCTTTGGTACGGTCAGATAGTACACTTTCGCCCAGCTGCTACCTGTAATATCCACCTTGCCGTCATGACTGGTAACGGGCATATAATCCTTTATCTGTTTCAAGCGGCTGATGATTGGCGCACCGCTTGTTTTCAGCATGGATGTATTCCACTTATCCGGCATCAATATACCGTCATGCACATTCCCGTCAATATCGGTGTAACTGATAAGCTGGCCGGGGTAACCTCCATGTTCGTCTTGCGTATCCGCAATAGCCTGAAGGATGTTTCCCGTCATGATGAAACCCGTCTTCCGTGTTCCTGTCGGTATTTGGCTGTCCCAGTTCTCAAGCGTGGTGGAACGTGCCGCATCCCAATTATCGTTGGTCGTCTTGTAAATGCTTCGTAACGCTTCGGGCTGCGACAACTTGATTTCCATACGCCTTCGCCCGTCAAGAGTGGCAAATACGGCAAGCGTGGTCGAGGCGGTTATCTTGCTGTCCTTTGCCTTGTAGCCGCAGAATATGGCAGGCGTGGAAAAATCGAACACCATGCTTTCAAGATTGTCAGGCATGAGGTACGACTTCCCGACTTCAAACATGTGCAGACGCTGTTTCAGCATATCGCTGTTCGTATTGAGGCGCACCATGTTGTCGTTATGCTTGGTTTCCACATTCTCATTGGTCTCTCTCACGTAGTCGGCAATGGCGGCTTGCTTTTCTTCGGCGGTACGTTTCTGCTGGCGGTTGATTTTCTCGGTCTGCTTGGCTATATCTTCCTGTGCCTTTGCTTTTGAACGCTCATAGCGGGTTTCCTCGGCCGCAATTCGTACCTCGTCCTCTTTTTCAATGGTGGCGATGACTTGGCGTATATAATCTTCGGGGCGTTTGCCTTTGTTCACTTGTTCGATGGTCTTGCGTATTTCAGCTGCTTTCATCGGTTTGCGCAATACATCCATTTCCACCTGTTCAACGTATGAGTTCCGTGCAAAAGGATTGGTTCCGGTCGGGTCTATGCCTTCAGATGACACACGCTTTCCCAACGTCTTGGCGCGTAATGGCATGACGGTTATCTTCAAGTCATTGCTCCCTGTGTCGTTCAGGTACTTTATGAGTTCATTGTACCGTCTTACCACGTCATCATAGAACTCTTCCTGTTCTTTAGTGGTCAGCAACGCTACATAGCCGGTTATCTTACGCGCATCATCCTCTTGCGGCTTATACTCGTCAAGCTCATTGGTTTGCACACGCCCTCCGCCTTGTCCTGCCTTTTTCAATGGACCACCCATTTTCTCGTAGATTTCAGGATTGTCGCGCAGATATTCCACTACGACTTGGCTTCCGTATTTATTCAGCAAATCGGGAGCTTCCACATCGTTGCTCTCGCTGTCCTGCGATGTGGTCGTGTTGGCATTCAGTGATTTCAGTTTGGTTGACAACATCATCAGGAAACGGTTTTCTGCCGGTACAGGCAGACCGAGGTTGATGTAATAACCTCTGTGTACTTGTCCTGTGCGGTCAATGCGCCCGATCATCTGCATATAGTCGTTGATGTCGCTCAACGGCTGTGCGATAATCATCGTCCGCTGACGCTGGTCGCTGAATTTTTCCGATGCGTGCAGGCTGATACCGGTAGAGGCGGACTTGTTAAGGATAAGCACGTCAAGTTCGCCGCTGTTGAACTCGCGTTGCATCCTCTTCTTGTCCTTGTCTGTCCTGCGTCTCACGACAACACGTCCGTCATCGTCACGCTCCACGTACATATTGCGGCCTGTAAGTTCGCCGACTTTATAACCCATTTCGTGCAACCGTTCAATGATAGCGTCAAGCGGACTGATGAAAATGTCACTGGTACTCTTGCGGATGAAGTCCTGCAATTCATAATATGCCTTTTCTCCGGCTTCGCCCAACTGCTTGGGAGTGTATCGTGCATGTTGCTCTTTACCGTTCTCATCCTTGATTGTGTATTGCATCACGGTATCAAGTCCCCTTAAAAGGCTTGCACTGAAAGTTGGTTCTGAAATTATTTCCCCTGCGGAATAGTCCTTGATACTGCTTTCCATCGTACTTTCCAACGCAATTACGGGGTGTCTCCCAGCCTTTATTTCTGCATCAATTTCATTGGCTATAGCATCTACTTTGAGGGCAAGCATGAGTTGCTTGGTATAATTGTAGGTCTTGCTGGCAAAAGGCACATTTTCTACGCCCATTTTGTCTGTACCTCTCTTAATTCCGGCACTTTCTGCCATGACAGCAAGCTCTTTGTCCATCGCATCAACCATCGGTTTGACATAATCCTCTTGAAACTTGATGATGGCGTTAAATGCGGCAATCGTGCGGTCGTAGTTCTCACGCGCACGCTTTACGGTTGCCGGGTCGTTTATGGTTTTCCAGTCTGTCACAACATCACTCATGTCGCGTTCACGGCGCACCATCTGCCCGGCATTGGTCAGTTCGCGGCTCATAATCTCCTGTAAGGTCACACCGCCTTTCTCAATGATGCCAATCAGCTTGTCAGGCTCTACCTTGGCTTGGCTCATGGCAGTGCGGATGGCGTACAGGGGCATGGTGTCAGGACGCTTGGCGAAAGTGGCACTTGCGAAAGTGGCCGCTTTTGCGCTGCGTAAAATGCTTTGCAGGTATGCGCCTGTATTGCTCGTTCCTGCAGCCGTGTGGCTCTCATCAAGGAATAGGTAGTTGTCCTCGGCGATGGCACGCAGGAATGTGGCCTTTGGTGTGGCTTTCCCGTCCTTTGAAGCCTTGCTTTTCTTTGTCCGCCCACCGCGTTTCTTTGCCGCTTCCTCAGCTTCTTTTTGACTTACCTCGTCACCTGTATTTACTTGTGAATAGGTAAGCACGGCAAAGTCATATTCATCAGGCAATTGACCTGCGGCAAACACTTTTGCCATTTCTTTGGATGATAGAGGCTTGTGTACGGTATTTCCATTGCTGTCAACCATAGCACCGTCCGAATTGAAGATGAACGGCACAAGGTCGCCACTGCCTATGTCTACCAAATCTCGGTAGATGTCGGAGAATAAATCCGCCTTTTGCGTAATGAATATCGGCTTCTCGCCACGTTTCACTGCCCAGCGGATGAGTGCGGCCATTTGTCGCCCCTTTCCAACGCCGGTTTGGTCGCCTATGATAAGTGCCTGCCCTTTCTTCATCTGATAGATGGCCATAGCCACGCTGTCAACCTGTTCTGCGGCAAGTGCCTGATGCGTTTCCTCTATCGTGTCATATCCAAGCTCTTTTCTTACAAATTCGTCAATTTTTCCGTTTTCAGCCTCAATCTGTGAGAGTACATTATCCATTGCCTCTACCATTGCGGCAGGGGCAACGCTTTGCAATGAAAAAGCACTGTTATGCGGTCTGTATGCACTCTTTTCTTCAGTAAGGGTTCGCTTCTTCGGTTGTTCGGTTCTTGTTTCTCCTAATCCCACTCGTTCCGTGGAAACTTCCACTGTTCCCACTCGCTGAACGTCAGGCTCTGATACTCCTCGGCTTCCTCCTTCGGTATTTCCACCAGCTCCTCGCCGGGTTTCGCCATTTCCAGTATCCGTTCTATGTTCTCTTGATAAAACCTGCTGGCTTCTTCCCGAATTGCTCTCGGTTGAATGTGCTGTTCCTCGCTGTCCGTGTCCAGTGTCATCATTCTTTCGAGATTGCCCACTATGTCCTGTTCCGTCAGTGTTCCGGGATGGTTGGTCAGCGACAGATACGAGTTGCCCTTGCTGGCTACGTAGAATTTCTGTTCCATTTGTCTTTTCCTTTGAGTTGATTACTTCATCTATTATGTCATACAAGTCGTCAAAACTATCTGCCTTGCGTATAGCCTTGCTTTCAATAGGCGGATAAACTGCTGTTTGGGCACGTTCCTCGTTGCTCCTGCGTCCGGCAATCAATATCATTCGGGTTGGGAACGTCGTACCCTGCTTGGAATACAGCTTTCCGTCCATGTCAACAACGCCTTTCACGTTGTAGTGGTCATACAGGTATGTGAAAAACGGCTTCATGCTTTTCAGTCCGCCATTGTTCCCGTACTCCATGTTTCCACCTATGATGATAGCGGCCTTGCCGTTGTCTTTCATGCTTGCAAGGGCATTGAGCGTAATCTGTGGGTCAAGGCCGGGTATCATCTTCCCGTCATACTCCACTTCATCACGCTTGCCGAACGGTGGGTTGGCAATAATAACATCATATTGTTGACCTCCCTCGAACGGCTCGGTCGCATCCTGCTGGGTAACTTGTGCAAAACCTTGCTCGCGAAGATTGTCCAGTCTCGTCTCGTCAAGCTCGTTGACGTATACTTGATTGGCAGGAACTGCGAACACAAGCATTCCGTTACCGGCTGTCGGCTCTAATACCTTCCCGTCTTTCTTGCCGATCATGGCAAAGCGTGTAGCGTTCCACGCCATAGGCAGCGGGGTGGAGTATTGCTGCATCTTGATACTGTTGCTGCTCCGTGCGGCAATGGTGGGCTGCATTTCATAGAGCTTACAGATAAGGTCATACGACTCTCTGCTGTCTCGTCCGTGCTGTTCCACTACTTCGCGTGCGGCTCTGACTAAACCGTCTTCGACAAGTTCTTGCAGCAGTATGTCTGTCCTGCCGTCATTATCAACCTCCATGCCCAAACCTGCTGCACGCTTGCGCAAATCAAGTATGCTCCTGTACGGCTTTGTGCCGCTGTCAAGTGCGGCAAGCATATCGGTTTTGACTGCATTAGCAAATATACGGTTTATTTCCGTATTTTCTGCATTATGAGTTGCTGTATTTGCAGGTTTTACCTCTTTCGGGTCGGCACTTTCATAAAGAACCGGTGCCAGCCCGGTATCAAGCACAAGCCGTCCGTTATTCTCAATGTCGTAAACTGTGGCAGGTTTGCCCTTATAGACAACTGCATCACCTTTTTTGAACGGTGAATTCTCCTGATTTTCAACTACATTTTCTTCCTGTGCGCTGAAAAGGTCTGCAATCTTCGACTCGTCCTGTTTCTTCTGACGCTTGGCCGGCTTCTTCCCACTCTTTGTAGAGGCTTCCTGCTGTGCGTTGCTTACCGGCACAAAGTCGGGAGCATAACGCTTCACGAGTTGTTGAACCATACGAAGCAATGACGGGTAAGTCTCATCCTCCGCAAAGAAATTGTTGAACGATAAGTATCTTTCCTCGCCGCGTTCAGGGTTCGGGTTCTCTATGCGCAGCATACCGCCTGTAACTTTCAGGTTGTCTCCGTCCTGTTTATCTAACTGGATGCTGATGTACAGCTCGCGCTTCTCACCGAGCGGAAGATATATGCTGATGTCTCCGCCGATGGGCGCAATGTTGGCTGTCGCAATGCTCCTGCGTCGTTTGCCTTTCTTGTCAACAATCGTTTTCGGGTCAATGCCAAGGTCTTTAACAAGTCGGTTGGCAAGGTTATTCGCATCTTTCACGGCTTTCTTCTCGGCATTGCGCATGTAGCCGTATGCCTCGTTGAAGTCGCTCTCCACCGGTTCAGCCTCATAATAGCCTAACAGGGCGAGTTGCCTGTTCACCTTGTCTAACTGCTCGTCAACCTTTCTGACGGCATCGTTTACTTCTTTTTCATCTGTTGCAGCTTCGATGTCGCTTTCTGCCTTGCTTGCAGCAGCCTCTGCTTGGCCTGCAACAGCTTCCGTATCTGCTGTTCTTTGTTCATCTTCTTGTCTCCTTTGTTTGTTACGTTGGTTTATGAGTTTTTCTTTGGCCGTGTCGGCTCCGGCCTGTGCCTCTTGTTCGGCTACTACCATTTCAGCCGTGGCCATTGCATCGCCTTGCGACTTATCAAAGTTCGCTGTGTCGAACGTGCGCACCTCATCGTAGGGTGTCATTTCCTCTGCATACCCGGCTTCCTGCACTTCGGGCAGGTCTCTCGCTCCGTTATAGAATGATTTGAGGTAGGGGCGTATCGCGTCGCCGAGGTCATCTATCATGTGCCGTGCATAGTCGGCAAACTTACGCGCCCCGGCTTCAATGTGGTATGCCGCCATTTCCGTGCCGATGGCCAGTATTTCAGGGTCAATGCCCATGTTCATCTGTCCACCCAACTTTTGGCGCATCCGCTTCTTCAGCTCCTCATATCGTTCACGAGAAACCAATTTGTTGGAAGCACCATATTGGTTTTCTTCCTGTGCAGGCTGTTGCTCTGTTTCCTGCGTCGTGCTATTTGACTGCCTACTCGTTGCTTTTTCGGTCAGACCGGGACGGCCTACAATCAAGTGGTCGCTCAATTTGGCTTCTCCGTTTTCGTTGATAGCCTGCATCAGCCCCTCAACGTCAACCTGACGCATCACCGGCTCACTGTTCTGCTGCATATCGGCCAAAGACAACGGTTTGTTGTCGTCCAACTTCTCGCCGCTTGGGTCAAGAACAGCTTCAGCAAACTTCCGGCCGGCTTCTTCCGTCTCAAAGATGAAGCCTCCTTTACCGTATGAGGAATAGTAGCCGCCAAAGTCCTTGACGCGCTTTTTCAACGACAAGAATTGCTCACGTGGCATTTGTTCCGTAAACTTCACGGCATAGATATACGTGTCTTTCTTCTTGTGGTAACGTTGTTCTATGGTATAACGGTCATCCGTTTGTCCCGGTTGTTTCTGCGGCTGTTCATTGCGTTCCTCCTCTGCTTGCGACGGTTGCATTTCCCGCACCAGTCGGCGGCGTTCGGCATACAAGTCGTTGCTTTCACTGATAAGGCGTGCTTCCTCAAAGATGTCACTACGTTTATGGGCTTCATCTGCCTGTTTCTTCAAGTCGGCCATCTGCTCGTCAATCTCGGCTATTCGGTCTGCCGGGCTGATAGCTTTTGTTTCACCTGCGGGCACGCTCTTATATTCCGCAAACGGCTTCGTCTTTCTGTGGCTGCTGTTTATCCAATTCTCGAAGTCCTCCAAGTTTACGGAGGTCATGACGATTTTCCGCTTGTCCGCCCAATCATCATTGTAATTGGCGAAGTAAGCGTTACGTGCGTCGTCCTCATCGTTGAAGCCGAGCATTACCTTGTGTTCGTCAAACGTGCCGTCTTCGTTGTACTGGTCCACCACATACACCCTGCGTCCGTTCCATCCGTCTATGTCGTTGGTCAGGAACACGTCGATATGGTCGCCGTCCACGCCCTCTGTACCACGGATGTAACCGTAGGTGTTCTGCATGGTAGTTTCCCACGGATTGCCGTTTGCATCCGTTCCGCGACGCACGCTTCCTTTAGGGTTTTCAACCGTAATGTTGAACTGACCGATGCGCACATGGCCTTTCTTGTAGTTCCCGGCTTCTTTCTGTGCTTCTGTTGGGTTTTGGTCGGTTTCCGCCTCTGCTTGTGCAATTTTCAAGGCAAGAGTATTACCGTTGTCTATGTAATCGACAATCTCGGCAATGTCGCCAAACCGTTTGTTGTCGAACTCGAAATAGGAGCCGGTATAATGTCCGTTCTCGTCAGGCTCATCTATCTGCGTGGCAGTGTGTGTACCGTCAATGATGATACTCCGCTTATAGGTCGGCCTTTCTTCGTCGCCTTCTTGCCAGTCATCATCATTTATCTTCACACGAGAGGCCAATTCTGCTTCTCGTCGCTCTACTTCTTCCTGCCCGACACCGCCTTCAGTTCCTCTATTATCGGCGGCAATCCCTGTTCCGCCCTCAGTTCGTCCTCCTGACGGATCATCTCGTGTGCTTCCTTGTCTCCCTTGTTGGCCTGCTGCACTACCGCCAGCCAATACATTATTTCTCCGTTGTCCATTGTATATAAAATTCTCGTTTAACAATAATTCGTCACTAAGGCCGTTCATCGTCTCGTTCACGGCTTCCACCAGTGTGCGCGGCGTGTTGTCAGGCTCTTCAAAAAGGGTAGCCTCTTTCGTGCCTTGTACAAGGTCAAAGATGTTTTTCAGTGTATTCTGTATGAATACTTGCGTCTGCCCTTTGTACATTGTGGCCAACAACAGCGCAAAGTTACTGTATCTTTCTGAAGGAAGATAGCTTTCGCCGGTAACATCGTCAAAAGACAGTTGCCTTTTCCATGCCTCTGCCGCCTTGCGTGCCTCCTTGTAGTTCTTGGCATTTGCAAAGTCGGGCATTTGCGACAAGGCGTAGTATGCGTTTATCGAAGCTTGCAGTTCGGCGTTCATGCGCTCAGAGTTCGGGCTGTCATAGTCCCTGTACGCCGTAGCCAGTATCGCTTTCTGCGCCTTTGCAGGCAATGCGCCGAACATTTCCTCCAAATGGGTGTTTCCATTTTGGAAAATACTCTGATACATTATGCCTTTAAGGTCATTCTTGGCCTCGCCGGTAAGATTGCCTTTGCTGTCGAACGCGCTACGGTACTGTGTTGGGGTGATGTAATTCTTTGCCTGCATCCACTTCAATACGTCCATGCCATTGCGGTCCACCAATTCAGAGAATGTCATTTCCTCATCGGGCGAGGCAAGCAACCGTCCGGCAAAGCCTTTCATATCATCGCCCATTTTCTGAACGATGTTTTTCGGCTTGATGCGCTCTGTTCCACCGCTCTCGGTGTCCTGCGCAACGAACTGTCCAAGGCTGATGGCTTCATCGTCAGGTACGTCTACCATATTCACCAGCACAGGCTGCTGCATGGCCTCCACATCTTCGGGTGCCAGCCCGAAGTCTGCGGAGTGGTCTGCAAGGTATTGCTTGTAGATGGCTGCCTGTTCGGGCTGTCCTGCCCACATCTCGCGCAGTGCCGCACTTCGGTTGTTGCCCTGTATCACCTCTCCACGTGTGTTTACCGTAGGTGCGCCTGTGTAGGCCGTTACCGATGAGGTGATTTCTTCCGGGCGGATGTTTGCGGCAATCTTGCGTGCCGACATTACGCTTGCCTCGTCGTTGCGTTCCTTGGGCTGCGCCTCGTCAATGAAGTGGAATGGGTTTCTCCGTCCGTTTATATGGCTCGGCTGCAACTGTCCGGCTTCTATCAACGCCACGTGGCCGGTTGGGATGTTCTTGTCGTCGAACTTCACCTGCACCTCCTTGCCCTGACGTGTGGCCAGCGGTGTCTGCCTGTCTATCTTCTCGCCGTTCACCCTGCGGTAGCCTCTTGCGCGTGCGTCCTGCGGCGTGTCGTCTATGATGTCGGGCACACCGTTCAACGCTTCCCTGCGTATGCGCTCGGCTTCCTCACGTTCGGCGCGTTCTTTTTCTTCCTGCTCACGGCGCAACCGCGCTGCTTCCTCAGCTTGCCGCGACTGTTCGGCGAGGGCGGCCTGTCTCCTGCGCTGTGAAGTCTGCGCTATCTTCTGCCACAACGCAAGGTTGGCTTTAGCCTGTTCCACGGCATTCTTCCGCTCGCGCTCGGCTGCAATTTTCTCGGCAATGGTTGTTCCTCCTTTGGCTTTGGATTTCTCAACCTTTTTCAGTTCGGCTTCCTTGTCGGCCACCATGCTGTCTGCCACATTCTGTGCCATAGCCTCGTCACCCTCCGTTTGCTCTACAATCGCATCCCAAGCTGTATCAGGGTCTGCCTGTTCGTAAATAGGCTGTCCTTTCTCGTCTTTTGGTATGCGTTCAATTGCACTCTGCACGGGCTGTTCTGATTGTACTGGCTGTTGTGCCGGTTGCTCCTGCCGAACTTGTGGCATGGAAACGTAAGGCAAGTATTTTTCCCTATTCATTGCAGCCTCACGTTCTATTTCCTCTTCGGTTGCCGAACCGTCGAGCCATGAGTTTTCGCCAGTAGAATAATTGAGTGCAATTAGATAATCTCTGTCAGTCAGTTTTCCGTTGATGTAGTCTGCGGTTGCTTGTGCAGGTGCGGCTAATGCTTCAGCAACTTTTTCGGGATGCTCATTATAATACCCTTCAACATAGCCTCTGTTAGTTTTCATAAGGTCATCCACAGTGGCATTGTTCACGGCCTCTTGGTTTACGATGGCGACATTCTCATGCCGAGAATTTTCCGCAGGATTGGCTTGCAGATGGTCCAATTCTTCAGCCGTGAAAAGGTTTACCTTCCGTCCGTTTATCGGGTTTTCGGTGTAAACCTCGTACTGTCCGTCCTCGTTCACGTCTGCCGTAATACTTCCGCGGACTTCGTTCCCGTTCTCGTCCAACAGGGTGACTTCATCGTTCAGGCTGTATGTCGGCTGTTCTTGCACCTGTGGCTGCTGCATGGCTTCGCGCTGCTGCTCAATCTGTGCTACTCGCGCACGGTTCGTAGCGTCCACCATTGCCTGAATATCCTCCTTGCGCATGGGTACAACGGTCTGCCCGCCGTCAGAGCTTACATTAACCGTCCCGTCGCCGTTATCCACAAGCCCGTCTGCATTGGGCACAATTTGTATTTGTGCCGCCTGTCCGCTTTCGTCCGTCACGGTATAGGTGTCGCCGGGCTGGAATGCCACTGTGCCGTCTATCCTGTTGGCTGCTTCCTGCGCGAACTGCTGCCGTATGGCTTCCGCTGCCGTTTGCTTCTCCGTTTCAGGGTCAACAGGCTGCTCAACGCTGAATATGGCATCGGGCGACACCATTTCTACGGCACCGGTCTCCGCATCACGGATGATAATGCTGCCGTCAGACTTCTCTTTGTCTATGCCTGTGCCATCCTCGTAGGTAGCAAGGTTTCCGTCCAGCACGTACACGCGGCGGTCGTTGCCCTCGTCGTCCTGCACTTTCAGCGTCGCACCCTGTATCATGCCTGTCTTACGGTTGGTGCGGCTGTCTATCATCGTGTTACTTTGGTCGATACGTCCGTCTATGTCATCGCGCACACGCTGCAACATTCCGTCATACACCTGCTTGGCGTTGATGTAGTCTATGACAGTTTGATTTATGGCTTCATCGTCACCAAGGTTGCGCAGTGCACCTATCGGGTCGTTGTCTATGCCGTCAAGCTCTTCGGGCGTTAATGCCTGTTCCGCTTTCTGACGTTGCAGCTCGTACATACTTCTTGCGTCCTGCATCTCCACGTCGCTTTGCGCGTTGTAGCCGTCCATGTAGCTGTCGTTGGCACGCTGTGCATTTTCGTCCTGCTCGCCTCCGCGTGATTTCACAAGCTCGGCAAGGTTTACTCCGCGCAGGTACAGTGAACGCTCCATGTAGTTCATTACGGCGGCTTTTTCCTCGTCCGTCATGTCCCGGTCGTTCACAATCACTTCCGCCACATCGCCCACATTGTCATTCGTGGCCATGTCAATGGTGCTGCGCAGAGGCTCCCATACTTCAGGAGTGAGTAATTCGCTCGCCCTTGCGTCCGCCTTATTCACATCATGCTTCATGGATAGGTAATTCGCTGCACTCATGGTTGTCTTTCCTGCACCCATCAGTCCCATTGACAACGCCATTCCGCCCCAAATGTCGCCGTGGAACTGCCCGGTGGCAAACAGGTTGGTGCGTGTGCCGTCAGGGTTCTGCCGGTATGCATCGTCAAGGTTGAGCATGGTGCGCCACAACTGGCCGTAGTATTCCTCGGAAACCTCACCCAAATAGTCGCTCACACCCATCTGTTGGAATATCCTGCGTGTACCGTCGGTTATTCCGCCCAAAGCTCCTGCATCGGCCTTAGCCAACACTCCGCCAAGACGCTTTGCGCCTATGACATTTGCAAGCCTGCCCAAATTCTTCACCGAGGCCACTTCGGGCAGATGCGCACCGAACATCTCGGAGTAGTTCTCTACTATGGAGTTGGCTTCACCTTGCCAAATGGCACTTCCCCAAGTCTTGTCGTTCGTGAAATTGTAGTTACCGTTCTCGTCAATCGTCACATCACCGAGCTTGCGGTCTATGATGTCGGCGGCGGTATCCATGCCCTGTACAGTATTAGTCATCAGCGGGGCACGTATCAACAGCTCGTCAGCCGTCGTGCCGAGTGCCTTTATTGTCCAGTTGGCTGCTTCCTGCCCAAGTCCTCGCAGTCCGTTGTTCTTGACGTAGGTCTTGAAGCCTTGCCGGGCCATTTGCTCCACCGCTTCCTTGCCCAACGCTTTGGTGGCTGCTTTCCCTGCGGTCTTTGTAGCCACGTTGATAGCGTCAAAACCTCCGCCGGTCATGGCGAAGTCGAGCATGAACGAGGGCATGTAGCCGGTCATCATGCCTGCTCTGTTCCAAAAGCTGGCGTTTCCTCCATACATGGCCTCCGTCTGCTGGTTCTCGTGTATGGCACGCATCATTTCCTGATTGGCGGCTTTTTCCTGTTCCGTCTGCGGACGTTTCGGGTCGGCTGCATTCATCATGGTCATGGCGTCCATCATGTCGCCAATGCCGAAGTCCCACGTGCGTATGTCTCCTGCCACGCGCCCGAAGCCACGCCAAAAGCCTACATCCACACCGTTGTCTCGGTCTTGCTGCTCGCCGAGGGTCTTTATTTGTTCCTCGGTTTGTCGTATGGCGGCTTGCAGTGCCCTGTATGTCTGGTCGCTCTGTATGTTAGGCACGTAGGTGTCAGCCGCAAGCACGGCGGCAAGCGGCGCATCGTTGTTCTCGTAGTCCTGCTTCCATTTATCGTGAAGCTCCTGCAACCTTGCAGCCGCCTTGTCTTTCAGCTCCTGCAATCGGTTCTGCGCCCTGCGTATCTGTCCGCCGACGGTCATGTCCACAGCGTCGCGGTATTCCCGGCTCACTGCATCGGCCGCAGCCTTGTTGAATGTGCGTTCGCCCGTAGGCGTGAGGTAGGTGCGCTCCATTTTCTTGCTTTGAGGATTAAAACGCAAACCTCCCGATGCGGTGTGTCCACCGGCAAAGCTCCTTCCATACTCTTGCAGGTTGTCCATGCGTTCGTTGAAATCCCTCGTACGCTGTTCCGCATCGCGTTTGAATTGTTCCGCATTCATATTGAATGCCATTCGCTGCATGGGCGTTGGCTTCCACGGTTTCTGTGGTTCATCCGTTTCTTTCGCCGGGCGCGATGTCCCCTGCGGTTTCTGTTGAGCTGTCTCTTTGGCCGGGGTATGCTCGTAACGGAAAGGATGCAATCCTTGTTGCTGTGCGTCGTTATAGTTGCCCAGCGGTATGTCGTAGTCCGCGCCGTCCTTGTCACGCATACGGATGGTTGCTCCCTTGTATGCGTTCGCATACGACTGCATCCCGTACTTCTTGATGTTGTCCTCGCTTACTTGATGGCTCTTGCCGTCCGAGGTGGTAATGGTGTATGTTATCTTGTTTGGCATAGCTGTTAGTTTAATGGAGGTGCGCTGTTACTGTTTCCTGTGCCACCTCCGCGTCTGTAATCATCTACGTTGAACTGGTTGGTCTTTTCGTCCACTTCTGCCGCTATGGCGGCTATGGAACGTTTCACTCTGCGCTGTTTCCTCGGCTCGCCTTTGTAGTTTCTTTCCGTGACTTCGGTGTCGTAGATGTCAACTCCTGCGTCCCTTGCAGCGTCAAGCACGGCTTTCTCGTAGTCGGCCTGTGTCTTGTACTTCTTGCCTTGGAACTCGCCGTAGTATCGGTTGCCGGAGCTTCCTCCGTTGTCATAGTATCTTGCGCGTGCCCTTGACGCACTTGCCGATGCGTTCGAAGCTCCTGCGGCTGCCTTGTTGCGGTTAATCTTGCTCTGTTCGAGCTGTGGTGCATACCTCGCTTCCACTTCTGCTTTCTTTGCTTCGTATTCAGCCTGTGTAATCTGATTGTTCCGAAGCTGTTTGTTAAGGTCGTGCATTTCCGCATCGCGCTTTTCCTTAGCTTCGGCGCGTGCGTCCGCTGCCTTGTCGCGCTCCTGCTTGATTTTGTCAAGTCCGAGCTGCCGTTGCCATGCACGTTCGTTGTCGTTGTATGTGTCATCGGCTTGCCGGGCACGCATCAGTCCGTTGATGTACGCCGTCATGTTGGCGTTACGTTCTGCGGTCAGCTTGTCCCAGCGCTTCTTTGTTTTCTCCGACTGCGTTTCAACCGGTCTGTACATATTCGGCGCATACTGCGTGGTAAAGAAAAGGTTGGAGAGTGCCGATATGCCGTCTCCTATGGCGGCGAATATCTGCTCCCTGCGCTGTTTCTTGCGTTCTTTCTCCAATTCTTCCTGCGTGGGTGGCTTATACGGGTTGAGTAGCCTGAACATTTCTTCGTAGCTTACCCGTTGCGGCTTCACTTCAATCTGCGTTTTTTCAACGTCCGTTACCTGCGGCGTCGCCTCTTTCAAAGCTGCGCTTGCCTCTTGCGGCGTAGGTGCTTCAGGCTTGGCCGGTGGTGTGTCTGTTGTGCTTTGCCGGGTTTGCGTGCCCGTCGTACCGGGCAATGAACTATCTATGCCCGGTGGTGTATAGGGTGCTGTTGGCTTTCCACTTACACCCAATATGTTGTTCAATGTTGTTGACATAGGCATAAGAGTGTTAGAATGGCATGTTCGACGCTGCCTGCGTCACTCCCTGCACGGCTCCCGATATGGCGTTGGCTTTCCCTATTTCAAGCTGCTGCAACTGGTTTTGCAGGTCTGCGTCGCGTTGCAGGTACTGTTGTTCGATTTGGTCTTTCCGCTGTTCACCGTTCACGGCAATCTGCGCCGTAGCGTCCGCCAATGCTTGATTATTCGCGGCTTTGGCTGCTGCCGTACTCTCGTCCGTGCCGCCCATCACGGCCTGCGTTCCCGCCGCCTGACGGTTCCTGTTCTTTATGCTCTCCTCCGTCATGGTAAGGATGCGCTGTGCGTCGGCACGTTGTGTCGCGTCCTCGTTGTAACGCCGGTCATACCAGTCTTGGTTTTTCCGTATCTGCTCCTGTACGTTCTGCTTCGCTTTCTTCATCGCCTTTGAGGCGGAAATGCCGCCGAAGATACTGCCGACGGCTCCTATTGCACTGCCTATTAGTCCCATATCTGTTTAAACTTATCTTTATGCGGCGAAGTTAAACCGTTATCTTTGCACTTGCCGTTTAACTTTTTACGCACGTAATATGAAAGGAAAGAAAACAGGAGGAAGAGTAAAGGGCGTGCCAAACAAACCAAAGCCGGGCCGCGAAATCATAAAGGCACATTCTATGGACTATTTCTCGCCCAATCCCAGGAACGACGGGGGAGTGAGCGACTTCGAGCGCGACTTGAGGCTGCTTGACCCTGCCGACAGGGTGAACGCAGAAATCCGTCTGCTCAAATACCACATGCCCGAACTCAAGTCCGTTGACATGGACGCAACCATCACGACACGCATCACCATCGAGGACAAGCTGCGCCAGCTATCCGGCGACGAATAATCTATTTTCGTCTACTTTTAGACGGTTTCTTTTTCATTGACTGTATCATAATCAGCGGCGGTGTCTGTTTGTTCAGGCATCGCCTTTTTCATGGGCAAGAAAACGCTATTTCTTCCCCATTTATGCCTATTTCTTCCGAATAAAATGGTATTTCTTCCGAAGTTATACTTATTTCTTCCGAAGAAATAGGCTTTTCTTCCGAAGAAACTAAAAAACAGGGTAAAAATGGGGTGTTTTTGGCCTGAAAACGGGCAAAAAATCATTCGTATTTCTTCCGAAGTTATTGCTATTTCTTCCGAAGAAATCCGCATTTCTTCCGAAGAAATAGGCTTTTCTTCGGAATTTATACCACAAAGAAAAGAGAAGAAATATATAAGTATATATATTTCATTCTCCATCTACGTCGTAGAGCGCACGCGCGTGTGCGTGTGTATCGTGCGCGCGCATACGCGCTTAGGCACATACGTACAAACACGACGGAAAAAAGAAAACCTGCAAAGAAAGTTTCCTTGCAGGTCGTAAAAAGATAAACTTCGGTTCGCCGCCGGTCGGATTATTTTTGTAGGCAAAAAGAATTTCGCATGAAAAAATCAGTTGAGAACATCATGACACTTTTACGCTCCGGCATCGGCGGCCTCACGTTGAAGTCCGACGACTTCCGTTTTTCCGAACTGTCCATGTTCGCACAGCTCGCCGCGTCATCAGAAACGCCGCTTACTCTCGTTGTGGGTGACAACCTCACCTTTGCCGAAGTCTTGGCGTTGACGAAAACAGCACATGGCTTTCTTCACGTCGATTTGAAATAACATCGCTAACTAAAACCCTTTACCTTTCATTCGCTGGTACACTACGGTCTGTCCCTTGTCCATGTTCTCGACCTTGAACATCACCATTGAGCGTGGCGGTATGTCGTCAGGAAGTTGCGACGCCAGTTTGGCGATAACCTCGTCTACATTGTTGTAGCCGGTGTCGGTAAGCTCCGCCAGCTTCTTTCCCTGAAAGTAAGCCTCAGCGTGAACCTGATAGCGGAACGACAAGCGGAAATGCGGCTCTTCCTCCTGACGCTCACGCACAGACGGCTTGTCGGTGAAGAAGATGAAGTCAAGCACCTTCTCGTTCAGCAGCCATGCCGGAGTGAAGTCCAGCTTTATGTAGCCGCGCGTCACCTTGTGACCGCTACTGTGGTTCATGGCAAACGCCACCTCGCTGATGGAAGCTCCGCAGTCGTTCTGCGCCACCGTTCCCCACGTGTGCCTGAACGTGTACGCCGAATAGTCCTCGTCCTTTGTCATGCCCATAGCACGGCATATCTGCCTTATGCCGCCGTTCACGTTGGCGCAGAAGCTGTCATTCGTCGTGTGCCTTTTGCTGAACACAAACAGGTGGTCGTCCGTCTCGTCCTCGTTGGCATATTTATCAAACAAAGGCAAGAGGATAGGCGGCACACGCATCTCCATGTACGCACCGTCCGCCCGAAACTTCTTTGTCTTGGCACGCTGGTAGTGGATAATTCCTCCGTGGTAGTCCTCCTTTCGCAGGTTGAACAGGTCAACCGTATTGATACCGGCAAGGCAAAGCACCATCATCGCCACGTCGCGCCCAAGCTCCATGAGCGGATATTTCATCTTGCTCTCCGGCAAAGGGAACGAGAAGAACTCCCGACAAGCCTCCGGCGTGATGGCCAGCTTCTCCGTGCGGTCCGCTTTCGGTATCTTCACTTTCACCCACGGGTTAGTCTTGATGCGGATAATACCGTTGTCGTAGTCGTTCATCTCCACCTGTGCCGCCTTGAACACCTGCCTCATGCAGATAGGGTACATCTCCTTTGCCCGGTGCGTCTGTTCCATGCTCTCTATCCACCTGTTCACGAAGTTGGATGTCAGGTGCGAGAACATCACCTTTGTCGTACCGGCAAAACGCTCCATGTGCTGCAAGGCCAGCTCGTAGTTCCTTGCGTTGCGCTGCTGCCCACGGTCTATCATGCGGTCAATGTGCTTACGGGCATAGTCTGAAAAACAGATGTCGTTATACCCGCTTTTAAGGTAGTCTGTGATGTCTTTTACAGTCCAGTGTTCGGTATCAACCCTATTAAGGATTTCCATGTATTCCACTATACGGTTCGTGCAAAACTGCATCACATACGGGTCTTCAATCTCGCCCGACTTGCTAAGTCCTTTGTCGTTTACCATTTTGTCAGTGGGGATATAAGCCACCTTTTTGTGGTGTATCACCCTGATGTAGACGGGATAAAAGCCGTCTTTCCTCTTTGCTTTCACACAAGCCTTAAATGTAGCCATGTTCCAATAGTTTTATGATGTTGTTATACTGTAAGTTCGTTTTTATCTGTAACTTCCTGTAATGACGTTTATTAGACTTGGTAAACCGTAGGTAAACCGCCACCTGATTTCAGGTAAATATTTGGTAAACTTTTCTGCATATTCTGCACGAAAACCATGTAAAACCGTGTAGAAACAAATAGGCGGTAAACCCCTATCGTATAAGAGCTTACCGCCTAATATACTGTTATTTAGCTACTTAGAGCGTATCTTCTACCGCAGCCTGCGCCACTTTCAGATAGAATTGATAATCAGAATCTTATGCAACTTTAGCAAGTGATTTGTAAGTCTGTGATTATCATTCTTGGCAATAGTACATAAAAAGTAGTCTTATTCCTCTATCGCAGCTTGGGCCTCTTTAATTCATATCTGAATATCAGTAGCTTCCCTTTGCTTTGTAAGTAGTTTGTAAGTTTCAGGACTCTTCCTTTTTATGGATTACTTGAAAAAGGTAAGCTGCAAAATGGTTTTAATCATTGAATTATCTGCATGGGTACTACAGATGAAATAATTAATGTCTTATTCCTTTCTCCTTTCTTTTAATAGTTCAATTATTATATCCTTATCCTTCAGGTTTGAATCAAGGCGTAAAATCTGTGAGTTCAGACTCTCTATCTGTTCCTTCAGAAGTTTGATTGTTTCCCTCAGGTTCTCTGTTTCTTTCTTTTCGCTGGATAACTGTACGGCCAGTTCTGCATCACCTATCAGATTATTTGCATTTCCATCCAATGAAACGGCTGCAAGGTGTGCCGATATATGATGCTGTCTCGGACAGAAAAGGGAAAAGAAATTGAAGTCCAATGCTTCGCTGACTTTAATAAGTCTGTTTGTCTCCATTGTCTCCCTTTCCAGTATGCGGTTTATGTGCTGCTGCGGTACACCTATTTTGCGCCCAAGCTCAGATTTGCTTAATCCAAGCTCGTTGCGTCTTTTGTCGATAGCCTGCCCTACATGCACGTGTTTTATGTCATTATCCATGCGATTCCTTCAATAAATACATCTTAAACAATAAATCATCAAACAAATATTTGGTTATATAAACCATTTTATGTTACTTTACGGTGTAACCTATTCATTTGGTGAATACAAAGTTAAACATTAAATATTAAACATCCAACAATTATGTCTGAAAACTTAGAAAAAATCCGTCCGGCACTTGTTGCCCTTGAAGTAGGTGAATCCGTTTCATTCCCCATTTCACGTTTGAAAAGCGTCCGTACACAGGCCTCAGAGCTTGGTGCCATCTACAACCGTCAGTTCAAGACCAGGACTGACAGGGAAAACCAAACCATCACGGTCAAACGAACAATATAGAAACCAAATCAGGTTTATATGAAGATATTACAGTTTCTGGACCATCTTATACCATACGAAACATTCCTGAATGACCTCTCCTCCAGAATTGTCAGGCAACTGAAAGCCGACAAGGATGATCCTGAATTTATCAGCCAAAGGAAGGCATACGAGCTGTTTGGCCGCAGGAATGTAGAAAGGTGGAAACGTCAGGGAAAGGTGGTTTCCTATAAAAGACCGGGTAAGGTGGAATACCGCACGGCAGACCTCAGGCTTCTCCAGCGTACCACCCAGGATTATTTTGATGAGAGTCAGCCGAAACAGGCAGAAAAATCGGTCAAAAAAGATAAATGATAAACATATTATGGCTAATATTTTAATAATGGTAAACTATATATGTTTGCTTTAGCCGTGATACTCTATGAAATATAAAGAAAGCAATTATAGTAGGTACAGGAATGTGCATCAGTAACCTTTGTTCACCAGCTTAACAATAAAGCCGGACAGATATTTGTATCGCACATTCATAATGATTTTATAATA